TGATAAATTATATAATAATGTTTGCGGTTGGTTTTTAAATCAAAAATAAGAATTTCTACTAAAAACAATACTTTGATAATTCAAATAGATAAATAAGGAGAGGAGCACAAACAAATGTATAACTATTATGACGCTATGTATGACGATGTAAAGCAAGCCATTTCAGAAAACGAAAACGCATATAAAGGTCTTGACCGTGACACACTTGAACAGCGGTTAAATGATGATTTATTTATAGATGACTCCGTGACGGGTAACGCAAGCGGTTCTTATACGTTTAGCACATACGATGCAGCCCATAATATAGCCGATGACGGTTTACAGTATCTCGACTATTTAATTAACGAATTTGGGATCGACGCTGAGACCGTAGCCCGCCACATAGCCGACCCGGAATATTGGGATGTGTCAATTCGCTGTTATTTATTACCACAAGTCATTTCTGACGTACTCGACGAATTTGAAAGCCACGGATATTTTTCACATACTCCAGGATTTCCACGGTTGACCGCTAACGGCAAACATTATAAGGCGGTTAAAAAGCCTATTTTAGGCGGTTGGGATCGCTTTGAATGGGATGAATTTAATGAATGCTATATTTAAGGGGGTGACGGCATGCGAGAGTTTATTATTCACTCCATTATCTTATTTATTTTAATAATCCCATTCGGATTGATTAACACGCTATTACAAGTATATTTATATGAACATTAAAGAGAGGAGCACACAAAATGAGAACCAAAAAGTATGTAAGAGACATGGACATGAATGAAATTAGGACTCTGATCGAGGAGAATGACACCATCCGAGACGCACTTTTTAATCGTGCATGGGATAATGCATGGTATTGGTGTGACACCTATTTAAAGGGATTTAAAGGACGCTATGAATTGGGCGGTCAGTATGACTATTTAACTATTGATGAAGACACCTATAGTATGACTTATTCAACTTTCGCAACATGGTTTAATAACGTGCAAAAAGACTATTGCCTTGTCTCAGACCGTGATGAGAAAACCATCCAGGATTTTCTCCACTATGCTGAAATCGACTATAAACTGACCTATGAGGTTGACACTAAACAAAAAGATGCCGAGTATGTATCAAACAGAGTCAACGAGTTAAAAGAGGAGTCAGAACGTATACTCCTTGACCGTCTGAAATCTGAATATGATGCATGCTATGACACCGATGTTCTAATTGACGAATTCGATTGTATGGACGACTATGAGGATGCATTTATAATCGATGATGACTATTCAACTCTTTACAGACATGTCAACGGTTATTATACCGCTGCACATGACGAAATTGTAGCATAAGGGAGATGATCCGAATGACAGATAAGACATTAAAGGAACATATTAAAAAGTACAATGACCTGAAGACGCAAGCGGACGCATTAACCGCACTGCTCGATGCTGAGAAAAAGAGCATAATAGCGGAATTTACAAGCCGTGACATTGACACTTATAACACGGCAAAATATGCCGTGAAACTTGCGAAATTTATCACAACCCGGTTGGACTCCACGGCACTGAAAGCGGATGCACCAGAGACGTATAACAAATATCTAAAATCCGTGAACCAGACAAGATTTACGGTAAAAGCAATATGAATTTATTTAAGGAGGGAGCACACTATGTTTTATGCAGTATTAAAAACAGACGGAAAAATCAGTGGGAGATTCTATGATTCATTCTCTGACGAATGGCACGAGGACACATTTTGCCCTGACACCGAGGTTCTCTGCCTTATTGACCTACACACAAGGGGACAGAGTTATGCAGCACGAAAAGCTGATTTAAGAGATAAGGCGATGGACTACACCCGGTTGTATACCGAGTACGGTGTAGACATATCATGGGGAGAGTTGGCAATATTCTCTGACTTTTTCTCCAGGTATGGCAAGCGGTATGGACTATTGACGGAATTCCGGGAGAATGCGATCTGTTAGGGGGTGAAACAATTGACACGTGCAGAAATAAAAGACGCTTGTTCGCTACTTGATACACAGTATGGCTATATTAAAGAACCGCACAAATATTTATCAGTATTATCTAAACAGCAACAAACAGCCTATTATGAGGGCATGAAAACCATAATAGAAGATATACTACTCGGCACTAATAAAACATTAGTGCGCTGCGAAAACGGCAAACATGAAATTGTTACCGTTGATGATTTACCATTTTGAAAGGAGCACACCATGATTATTAAAGCATACAACGGCAATAAACAAATTGCAAAACTTGAAACTTATGATGAAGATATAGCATTCCACACTGCACTTGCATTTCTGGAAACATGCCCTAAAATAACTTTTGGGGAACACTGGGCTGAAGAAGACGATTTTTATGGAGTACCAGGATTTAAGGTTGACGGTGTCTCTGTTACCGCTGCCGAGGTAGATCAAGCTATTAGTCTCTATTGGTTCAATTAACCCGGCTGTACATTTAGTAATACTTATGATATAATTTATTGACAAAGGAGAGTGGTAAAATTGTATACACCGATGAAAGTATCGAATAAACTGAAACAGATTTGTATAGACCGCAATATGACGCTGAAAGACCTGTCTAAAAAACATGGAGCATTATACAGCACTTTCAAAAATAAACTTGTGCGGAATACCATGAAATTTGCCGAGGTAGAGCAGTTAATGGACGAGCTTGATTGCGACATAGTATTCGTTGATCGTAAGACAAAAAAGGTATATTGATTCAAAAAGGAGCACACAAGATGGAAAAGTATTTAAGAGATTCAGAAAACAGGACGCTGAGATTCGACTACAAGCAAGGAGACCTTTACCACTTCACACAACTCGACACCGACGTTGACGGTGAAGATGTGGCAGTATCAGAACGCACTCTCACCTACCGTGAGACGCTGAAACTTGACGGTGGAAAAGATTTACTCGCTGATCTCGAAAAGGGGGCGGAAACATGTTAGGCATAATGATGCTACTGACCGCCCCGATATGGCTACCGATATGGTGTATAATTGCTTGTATCATATGTTATCCGAGGGATTTATAAAACAAGGGGGAGCGATTCTGCTCCCCCTTTTGATTTACTCGTCTTCTTCAAAGACACCTTTACAGAAGACCCGGATATACTCTCTCGGAGTCATATTCAGACCCTTTGCGAGTGCTATAGTATCTTCATGTGAAAGAACTGTATGGTTGATCTTTTTCCTTGCCGTTTTCTCGGACGATACATGCAGCATGTCTTTTGCGACACTGCCGTAATCGTCATATCCGGCGTGCAGGAACATGGCTTTTAATTCATACGGATTATACCATTCCGCTATGAAGTCAGGATTTATTCTTCGTCCCATTCGTCTACCTCTCTAAAGACTATATCCTTGTATTTATACAAGAATAATTTACGCTTTAACTTGTAGACTTCTGTTCTCTGACCTTTAACATCCTCGACTATCGTTTGCCCGTCTCTCTCATACTGAAAGTCTGCAACATACTCGATCTTGCGTTCCTTGTGACCGTTATAGGTAAAACCCTCTTGCAGTAGAAACCGTGGCTGTAATTTAAGATTCTCGATCACCCCTGCCCTCTCCAGAAGTTTTAAGTTGGCAAATCTTTTACTCTCGATTTTACTGTCAAACGTGATTCCATCGATCTCTGTCTTTACAGCATTATATTTCGATTTCTTCTCGTATTGATTCAGCTTTGCTTTTGCCTGCGCCTGGAGATGCAGGGGTAAATCTTCTAACTTAATCGACACAACCGTGAATATATTTAATGTTCTCGATTTCTTTACGTGCGCTCGGGGCTAACCTCGTCAGGTCATCTTCTCTTTCATGTCTTGAAAGTATCTCAAGTACCTTTGCTTTGACTTCTCTTGTTATCTGCTCTCCTGTCTTTTCCATTTAACTCACCTCTGAAAAACCACTACTCTTGCGTCAACTGATATGACCTCTTCATCATCATCGAACTTGCAGCCGTACCCCACTTTCAGATTTACCGCATTATCTGCGTCTTCTGCATCACATGTCGGTGTAATCTTCATAAACAAGTCACCATGCTCATCGAGGAACGTGCTGCCGGATTCAATGAGATAGAAGTCCTCTCTCTTCTGAGGACTGATCTCGTCCACTTTCATTCCTTCTCCTTTACTTTCATACCTGCAATAAACATATCAACGAGTAAAGGAACTGCCACTGCTATGTAGTACCATATCGGCATATCGACCTTTACCCCTATCCATACCAAAAGGAATGGCATTACCAAAGCACTCATTTAATCACCCCAATCGTAATGTGGACTCCATTCCTGTACTACCAATTTATCGTTGGTCTTCCCGTCTTTCGTTTCATACGGAGCAAGGAATGATTTAGTTATATCGATTCTATCCTGGTCATTAGGAGCGTTATCCCTCGGGAACTGCACGTTCTTATAATGCTTGATAAAATCATCTGTTTTCTGCCCATTCACATACTTCCTTCCGCTCACCGCTATCGAGTAGGTCATCCTGCCGTTGAACTCGTGAGCGAACACCATTATGTTCTCTCCTGTAAGATTCATCATTTGTAACATACCTCTTGTTTCTATCACCGTGCTCTGCCTTGAGAGCACCGTGCTCTATCGATTTTTATGTGTAACATATATAATTTATCGTCTGCGAGAAAACCTCGCTCAAATCGATTATTTTTAACTTGTGTCGTCATTAGTGCATACATAGATAATCATAGCGATAATCAGACCGCATCCGACACCGAATGCCCAAGCGATAATATTATTCATCGTCATCTTCTCCTGCGACTAAACACGCATATACGATCACGCCTATCCCAAGCAGCGTCATTGCAATAATCCAACCCTGAATCATTCCTCGCCTTTCCGAGCGTCAAGTATTTCCTGCTCTTCTTCATCGGCATCATATACCCATTCTCTCAGATGCTTATTATAGTGGCTGTTTGCCTTGCATCTGAAATCATATCTTTTGGGATTGCCTTTAACGAGTGGGCATTTATCACAGTGGACATGCCCTGTTCCGTCTACGGCACTATATTTATCGCAGATTTTTCTTTCTCTTTCACTCGTCAACATCGTTTTTTCTCCTCAGCACCATGTCCTGTGCTTTTCAGCTACCCATTCCATACCGTCATACTCTTCAATCTCCCACTCCACATCATCGGGTATGTCTACCACTTTAAGCTCTGCAAAAGTGCCATCTGCCTCTTCACCTAACTTCTCAACACACTCAATGAGTTTTGGGTCTGCTCTGTTCTCGTTGCATTTATAGCCATACCCATCCCACGGAATGCCAAGATACTCGTATGCCTTCTCCGACAGACCGAATCCGCCATAGCATCTATTTATCACTACCTTCATGATCTTTTTCCTTTGCTAATACCGCTTCAACTTTTTCCCAACAATCAGGACATACATCAAGATATTTAGGTATAACCACACGAAGTGCGCATTTGATGCAGGTGTCCTCAATTGTGAGCTCTTTGTAATCCTTAATTATCGTCTTTCCGCATACATCGCATATTATTGCTTTACTCATGCTCACCACCGTCTTTCTTTCTCCATATTCATTATTTTTATGTTCAGCCACGCAATCACGCTTTTCAACGATTCAATTTGCATTCTAAGGTTTTCATTCTCTTTCGCTAATCTTGCATCATGCTCTGCTGTTATTTCTTCTTCCGTAAACTCTCTTGTATTCTCAATCATGTTCTTCCCCCTTTAAAAAATACTCTATGATTTTCTTTAAATTAACATGCCCTATAACTCGCCACCCGTTCTTGTTGTCATGCCGATAGACTTTATCCGCCCATGTATGCACTCTCCCTCTATAATCAAGAGATTTATTGTCACCGAGATATATTGTCGCATACATAGCGTTAAGCTCACCGTCAAAATCTTTGCTTACATAGGGATTAATTATTATGTCACCTACTCTCATGCTCGTGCACCTTTACTATTGCATTTAGTTTGCAGTTACCATTGTCTAATCGTTCAACCGAATAAGTTACTTTTACATTGTTTTTAATCCATTGTTTGAGCTTTTTCTTTTTGATACGCTTATTCATGATCTCGTTCCTCTGTACCATCTGCCAATGTGAAATACTTTTCAACATCTATGTCGGGATATATCTTCTTTATCTGTTCCTTATACTCGTCTGATACCCTGTCAAATTCTCCCTTCAAAATTGCATCAAAATCTTTCTGCCATTTCTCCGGCACATTGAACTCATAACTCCCGTAGGTATCATCAAAGTCATCGTCATACGTAGTTACATAATTTGGGTCTTTGTATAATTCGTCTTCGCCATAACCACAGCCTCGATTGCCCCCACCGACCCTCGTATATATCACTATTCGCTTACTAGATATAAAGCAATCCCTGAACCTCGGATATTCCTCAGGCTTTCTATCTAACATCGGCAAAATATAGAGGCATGCTGGGCTGTAACCCATAATCACATTGTATAATCCGCTCATTTTATTTCCTCACTTTCACTCTCAACACACTTATGCTCCTCGCTCTCTATAACAGTTGGCGCATAACTCAAAAACTTTTGAGCATCCATAATTGTTCCCTTTGTTCGACGGTAAGCTCTATCGCCCAAACCGCTAAAAACATCTTCCAACTTGTCTGCATCAATTAGCCTGCCGTGTGGCGGTATCTCTACAAGAGGACACCAACTCGGTCTTGTGTTGCTTTGCGCATAGCCTTTGTCATTTGTGACCGCAAACCGTTTCCCGTTTACCACTTCGCAACCTGTAAACTCGTCCAGCTTGTTCCAATGCGATAAAGGACACATCGGACAATCTTTCGGCATCTTCATGCCTTTAATCAGAATACTCATTCAACTACCTCTACTTTCTCAGCAAGGGCGTTTAAGACTTCCTTGAGAAAACTCTTATCATCGCCCTTATCCATGCACTCTGAATAGCCGTATATCTTATCGCCTTTAAAAACCAGATCATACGTTCCAAAACCTGTGTCCCCTTGCCATGCTATGCTAACAATATTCTCAGCCACATAAACGTCTGAGACTTCCACATCACGTTTACTCATGCTATTCCTCTTTATACTTCTTAAATCTCTTATCGTGTTCCTGTCGCTCATATACAACATCAACCAACGCCATCATATTTGGTACATAACAACTCAAGCACTCTGCCGTACCTTCATCACATGTACACTCCTCACACGCTTTTTTTATCTCTTTCTTTAACACATCAATGTTTACAAACTTACTCATGCTTCTGCTCCTTGTCCAATATCTGTAATATGTTATGAACCTCGTTTATACCTTTGATGTCACTCCTTAAATTATCCAGACAAAATGGATTAATGTATTCACCTGCATGCATATCAGAAAATAGCCCATGTATCTCTAACAGTGATTCATAGATACAATAATCATTGTTATGGACCAACTTATTTACTTGCCTTAATCTATTCTCTATGTGGTTTTTCATGCTCTTGCTCCAATTCCTCGTATAGTCTCTTCATCGCGTCTTCATACGCTTTGTCTATACGCCTCTGCCTTATTTCTGACGCTATCAATGTGTAGATTACAACCCCCATCAATATTGTTAAGCCTACCGTTGCTATGATTTGAATTATTGTATCAAGTATCATTGTCTTTTACTCCTTTACTCGACCATCACCGCATTACTTATTGACAGTATTTCATTTAACGCTTTTCCCGTTGCCCCGTCCTCGTATTCGTCAATATTTAAACCGTCTGTCTCGCCCTTCATAAACTGTATTACTTGTTCCCTATTGTTCTCGGTAGCATCAAAGCGTGTGCAATCTGATACTGTTTTGCCATCGTGCTCAATGTAGACTATTTGTTCTTTGTCCTCGCCTATTGGCTTTGCGATTATAAAAGTGCCGTGAACATCATTCCGCTTGCCCTCGCACAAGACCTCACATTCTGCGTCCGCATCGAATAGTTCGTAGAAAAACCCGTCTGCCCCATATATTTCATTCGGGCAATAACACCTGTCAGCGAGATACTCTCGCATGTCTAAAATATCGCCTATCTTCATATCCTTTTCTTTGCTCCTTCCTTTAACTTGCTTTTCTGAAACACTTAACCTTACAAAACCTTTCAAAACCTTGCAATTACTTGTTAAGTTAATTTGCGTCTTTCAAATATATCTGCGGACAAAGATTTGCACTTTGCATGCGAGGTTAAAACGGCTTCGCTGGATTTCCTAACTTGACCTCACCGTCAGCCATGCGTCTACTATTGCGCTTTAGGCTTTTGCCGATTTCGCTTTACCACGAACAGTGGCACTATCCGTGTCTATTCCGCCACCGCAGATAAACAAGGGCAGTAGGGGTCGAACCTACAATTATCCGAACCAAAATCGGATGCCTTAACCATTTGGCTATGCCCCTAAATTGCCTTGCCCCCACCTGCTCGGCAGATACATTCCCGTTAACCACAGATAGAATGTATAGTCCCACTTAACCATCTGCTCACATGGTACGCACTGTTAGTAGGCGTGTGAGGACGGGTCTCCCTAATTGTCATGCTCCATGCCCATGACCGCCCCTTGTACTTCGAGGTGTTTTAGATGGTTTGTCTTACTGCCATATGCAGTAAAAGGGTTTTAACGTGTTTTCCCTCACGGCTCTTATCATATTTGTCAAGCCCCCACCTGCTCGGCTCGCTTCCGTCCTACTCGTTATTTCCACGATTGAGACTACTCACTTTCCCTCGTGCCACACTTCACGCGTGGTCGCTCTCCTGTTTGCCTCATCTTTTGTGCACTCGATAAGGCTATTAAGTTGTTCGGCGCTCGGGGTCGCCCTGCTTCGATTCTCACAGGACAAGCGCCTTGTATATCAAGCCCCACGATGACTTTAGGGGTGCTTCATTCTGACGATGGGATTAGAGATTGATCGTCTTAATGTTCACTTGTTTTAATATGGGTTTTGATTGATATTTGCGTCGCAGGGCATTGACATCTAATCTCTCGGAACCTTCAGTTTGAAAAACTCCGCCTCGACGTCAAAGTGAGCATATCTACCGCCACCGTTAGAGCCGTACACTTCAATGATGCCATCTCCACATACCTCTGTGACCCTGCCTATCCAACCCTTTTTGGTGATGCAGTATCTATCTTCTGATATCCCTTCTACCACGTCACCAACTTTGAACTTACACTGCTCTTTAAACACCTTGTCCAACGCAGCCTTCGCCCCATCTTCAAGGCTCTCTGCTTCTATCGTGACCTTTTTATTCCCAAGCCTTGCAATTACCTTGCCGTTCTTCTCTTCGATGATTATGCGTCTCCGCACCTGTTTCAGCCCACGCTCGTCATAAAGATAGCCGCCGCAGTCTCCCAGACGATAGCCTTCTCTGCCTATAAACTCATCAACCTCGACCTTCCTCACGGTTGCTACCTTCCCGACGTATTCTTTCATGCCTGGGCTCCATCCCCCTGTATATCCTTCGATTCCACTACCATCCAACACTCTGACTCTGTCTCCGACTTTGAATTTCATTGCTTATTTCTCCCTTCTTAATCTGATTCCTTTTTGTTATTAAATTACAAACGGTGAGATCACTTCCTCGACCTCTCCGGGGTCGATATATTTCTGCTTCCTCGGCACATCACCGAACCGTTTCCATACTTCTTTCTTGCCACAATACTTATTCAGCCGTAGGAGCATCGCTGTCACTTTCACTCCGCTTTTCAGCCGTATCGTGTAAGGTTTCTGATATTTGATTTCCATCTCGTTCTCCCGTCAGCTTGTCGAGCGTCCTCAATAGATCACTCAGCACTCTCTCATCGTCCTCAACCTTATTGCTCAGATATGCAGGGTTTTCAATCTCTTTTATCTCTCCGTCCTCACATATCCATATGTTCTGTATCTGCCTTGCTTTATCACGGGCGAGGTCGGCTGTCTGCCTGTTTATCGCCCTCGCTAATGCTGCTATTCGTTCGTCAATCATATCTCTCCTTTCAGTACCACACCTGTGTATGCAACTTGGTCATCATACCCAAAGTAATTCGGTTTGCCCTTCCGCTTAAACCCTGTACGGGTAGAATATATTAACTCTGACAGACACCACTCATTAATGGCTCTCGCTATTCTCCTTGTTTTGCGGTATACATGGAACGCTCCGTTTGCTTTATAGATAAACACTCCGTAAGTCGGCACTTCACAAAGCGGTCTCGTTTCGAGCGTCACTATTTGTTCATTAATCGTCATCTACAAGTACCTCTGTATATCCCCAGGCTCTCCCGTTTCTTCATCTCCAAAATGTCTTTTTATGACCGCTATCGGAAACTCTTCTATCTCAGAGCTCCACAATATCGAGCCGCTGCCATTACACCTTGCCCAACATAACGGGAATCCACCGATACCGTCGAATAAACTCCCCAATGTGGCTGGTCTTTCATACTGCGCTGATATTCTGCGCAGCACATAAAACCAAAATGGAGTTGCTATACTGTTCCCGAGTGCTTTATATCTCGGACTATCGGCAGGTTTATGCTTCTTGCCTTTGCTATCAGTCCACTCTCCGATGTCCGTCCATCCATCCGGGAATCCTTGCAACCTTTCACACTCAAGTGGTGTCAGTCGCCTTACTATCATATCTTGCTCTTCTGTTACCATAGGAATATATCCGCCCCCTTCTCCCATGCTTGCCGGAAGTGTTGTTGAAACTCCGTTATTGCTGATCGTTGCATGATTCTGATTACTCTCAAGAACTAACGGTTGATTGTTACCGCCCTCTCCATATTTTGCTTGCACTGTTTCGCATTTATCTCCAAATGGCTGATAATCATGTCTTCTGCTCGCATCAAATACTTTCTTTTCAGTAAGTAAATATCCTTGCTGATATCCTGCTCCGCCACATCCTCGTAATGTCGGATAAACTCCTCTTGCGTCTGCAACTTGATTCCCTTGTGAATCCGATGGATTTAGTACAAGTGGCTGATTATTGCCGCCCGTCCCAAATTTTGCACTTACGGTCTGACATATATCACCCATGATTTTGTATCTGCTGTCCTGGCTGTGATTCTCTACAACCACAGTTGGTGTCCTCATTTCTCCTTGATCGTAAACATTCAATGTGTCTGACCTCTCTGTTTCTTCCCATCCTTGTGGCATATCCTTGTTCTGCGGATGACCCGTCTTCCGATATGCTATTGCATGCTGTTCTGTACTATTAAGCGTGTACATAGTTTCACTTTCGCTATACCCATCGCCTTTATGCGATGGTCTGCTGCCATTACCCTCAAGGCATACCAAGCAACATGGATATCCTTGCCCCGGTTCTCCACCGCCTACAGATAAAGCCGTGTGTGTCTTCTCATTGATGAAAGCGTCACCGTTTCCTTTCGTCACTACTCCGTAGGCTCTCTTGCAACACAACTTTTCCTTCTTCGACATATTGATTGCCGACTCCTTTAAAATCTCTTGCACACAAACTGCCTATTTTATCACTAATGTTTCTGACCCCCCCCATAATTTCCGCCAGAGTTCTTTATAGGGGCGGATTTATCAGCATCGTTGTACTCGTCATATGCATCTTGTGATACTGCCATTACCGCCTGTTGGTCATGCATACAGTTAAGCGCTCCGACCTTTTCAGATAACTTGGCTTGAGCTAACTGACCATTGCCGACACATAGAACTTTCATCGTGTCATCAAGGCAGTTAAGTGGCTTCGATACTTCCTCAGGGTGAGATGCTTCGTTCTCTTGACCATTACCAATACAGAACACTGTCTGATCTTGGCTTACTCCGAGGGTGCCGCTTTTCTCTGTCTGAATCAGCGCTCCTTTTCCAGCTCGCTTTCCGTAGGAGTCTCTTTCAGCGCCCCCCCTAACTTTGAGAGTGTAACTTGATGGATTAACGCTTTCTCCAGTATCTCCGGCAGTTTCTTCCCTCTCCTGTTCGCTCGGGTCAATATCCCTTGACATGCCTTTGCGCTCAAAGAGTATTTCGGGTGCGCTGAGGCCTCCAAAATCTGCGACAAGTGCGATTCGTTTTCTTCTTTGGGGGACTCCCCAAAACTGAGCATCGTGTAATCTCCAAGCAATACTCCATCCCCCCAACTCATCGTAGATACATCCTGAGTGTGGCCATTTCCCTTTTTCAGGCATAGGCACATCGGGAGCGTCTGGGTCTGCGATTTTGACGATTTCTGTGAGAACGGCTTGGAAGTCTTCTCCGTTGTGCCCTTTGCCGGGGCTTGAGAATGCTCCTGCGACATTCTCCCACAACATGTATCTTGGTCTAACCATGAAACCTGACCGCTTATTATCTCTTCTGTCATGCTCTCGCATCTCCTTTACTACTCTTAATTGCTCCATAAACAATCCGCTGCGCTCGCCTTGCAAGCCCTCTCTATTACCTGCAACTGATAAATCCTGGCTAACAGGGTGAACCACCTGTAATTACATCTACGATTGGGATTTCCGCTCCGTTAATTTTCGTAATGTCTCCTAAATGTTTCACCTAAACCACCCCCTTTCTATACAAACTCCCACTTACTATCTTTATACGTTTTATTGTTTTGACATGCTCTGCTTATGTTTGATTTATAACCATTTACTGCAATGGCTGCATCGCCCAAACTCTTATAAACAATGATCGTCCCGTTGCAGATTCTTTTAACTGGTTTGCGTTCTGACGCATGCCCATCTCGTAGCTTTTGTAAAGTTTCTTCTGAAAAGACTTTGCCCTTGTAAAGTTCGCTCATATGTTTTTTATGTTTTTCGGTATGATGCAGCCCTTTGAACGTGGCCTTGCCACCCTTTGAAATATTTAGACATTTTTCGGGGTATTTGTTCATTATTTCTGCAATAGCTTGTTGCTCTGCAACACACGCATCATCAAACGATAATCCCTCGCTTATTATTTCTGTCTTTACGTTTCCCCACCCATATCTTTTTATTGCATCTCTGATGCCCTTGTTGTGCTGATAGCCATCATTCTTCCGAGTCTGAATACTATTCTTCGTCATACCAACATATCGTTTGCCATCAGGGAAAATGTGCATATAAATTTTATATGGGGAGCCGCCTGTTATTACATCCACTATCGGTATCTCTGCACCATTGATCTTTGTTATATCTCCTAAATGAATCATTTCTCTTCACTCCCCTTAGCGTCCCGGATGGTACATGTACACCCTTTCAGATAGTCACCCTCTTCATAGTCAAGTGACTCCATAAAACTCTGCTTTGTCTCGCTGTAAAGTTTCTTCACCAACTGTGAGCAAGCGTCTTTGTACATGTTGTTGTACCGAGCGTTCAACTCTTTATAATTCTGCCTTCTGTCTCTGATGATGTAGTCGAATACTTCCGATGCCGTTTCAAAGTGCATACCGTCAAGCATGAAATAATATCCATCCTTATCCTCGCATACCCTTACCTCGGGCAGTTTCTCAAAGATATATCTGTCATTCTCGCTCTTCGGTCTTACATTGATAGCCGTGATATCCTTGATACGGTTGCACTCGTCATATGCTTCCTGGAGTATGTCCTCTATCTCATGCACCGTTTTGTATTCGGCTGACTTCTTGCCGTACTCTTTTTTTACCTTGTCCTTATACTCAAATAATTTATCCCAAAATGTCGCTAACATTGTGCGTCCCCTCTTTTAATCTCTCTGCCCGTTCCCATAGATCGGGATGATTCTTCTTGAACTCTTCCATCTCACGTTTGTGGTCTTCTTCCATCTTGCGCTCTGCCTCGGCTTGGACTCGTCTCCCCTTTTCAACTCTCGGGTCTCCACCGACCTTGCTGCATGCTTCTTTTATCCACGGTATCTTCGGGAACGATCTGTACTCACTCGCATCTTCCTCTGCCCAAAGCATGACCGCTTTCTTCATTCCCTCTTCACCGATTCTGACATACTCATCTCCCATAGCATTCGCCCAAAGCCTTGCAAGGGTGAGTTCGTCACCTTCTATCTTGTAGCCTAACTTCTCAAGGTACATGATTATCTCTCGCATCTTGCTTATTATGAATCTCTGCCCGGATTCCGTCTGTAATGCGAGTTCTCTCTCTTTGACTTTTTCTATCGCTTTATCGAGTTCGGTATCGCTTAATGTTGCTAACTCGTTCATCTGAATTTCCTCTCCATCTCCTCGTATTCCTCTTGCGTCATGCCCTCTGTGATCTTTCTCATATCGGACACCGCTTTGGTTTCAGCACTATTCTTGTTATCGTAGTTGCCCTCAAGAACCTTTAGAAAGTTATTATCCGACTTCATTAGCCAATCAAGACTTGCGATAAAGTCACTATCCTTCTTTCTACCTGCAAGGAAATCTGACGCTTCCGCTTTTTCAAAAACGGTTCGGATATCCTCGGGTGTATGTGTCCTCAAGGTCTTTTTGATATTCTTTATTCTCGTATCGGACAGACCTCTCACTCTCGGCAGAGACGGACATATCTGCAAGTATAGTTGAACAACATCATCGACCATCTTTTTTGTAATGCGCTCTTTCTCATATACCGTAGGTATATTCTTTATATCTTCTACTTGTTCTATAGTTCTATATCTGTTGCCCTTTTGCTTGCCCTCTTGCTTGCCCTCGACCTTGCCCTCTACCGATTCTGTATCTTCGTTATCTGTTGGTATTTCAACGGTTTCATCTTGCCCTTTTCCTGCCTTAAACCCTGCCATACTTTCTGCCGTTTTCCTTGCCCCTACCTTGCCCTTGTCGGAATCGCAACCTTGATATTTCTCGTAATTTTCAACGGTTACAACTTGCCACTTCCTTGCCTTTGACGTTTGAATCTCGCCTGTTGATCTCAAGTGGGCTATTGCAGTTCTGACCTGCTTATCTGTTAAGTGCAATTCCTCGGCAATCATGTGATATGAGATAACTCTTTGACCTCGTTTAAGGTCTATCCCATGCCAACGTGTTTCTTTCCAGTTGACGGTCAAAAGCAGATGACAGAAAACTTTGAACGTGATGATATCGTCATACCACTCCCATTCCGTGATCTTCTCATATAACTTTATGAACCGCATTCTTCAATCCTCTTTATCTCGTCTGGCGAAAGCACTTCGATGCCCAATTCCTTTGCTTCGGAAATCGTACCGTCTATCAGTTTCGCCATCTCCTGTGTGTTGTACTCGTGACTCGGCTTCATCTTGGCGTACCAATAGTAGGTCACTCCGTTTCGGTCTTCACTCCTGCCTGTGGGTTTCAGATGTATCTCAGGGTCTTTGGAGTAATCTTCCGACCCCGGAACAAGCAGCCATATAACATTACCGTCCTTGTTCCTTGCATACTGCCCATACCGCTGTAGCATGATGTTATGCACCTCGTCTTTACTGCTGTCGAGGACATCAGCGATCTTGCCACAGAGAACGTGGAAATAGGAATTAGCATTCAGACTCCGCTTCTCACGGTGTTTCTTGACCTCGATATCTACTTCCTGTCCTATAAGACCATTCAGTTTTTCACCGAGTTGGAGACTCTCTCTCAAAGGGGAAAGCGTCAGATGAAGTATCACCGTTCCCAAATCCACATTGTCCGCTTCAAAGTTTTCTAATTTCATTTCCACGCTCCACTATTCTTAGCCATGCAGTTCCATTGCCGCTCTATACCACACCCCGCCATTACAGCACTGCACTCTGCCTTCGCATCACTATTCTGAGCATTTCCTTCGCATATCTCGGCTTTTCATCACTTTCATCGCATTTCCTTTGCACAACTCTGCTTCGCCTACGCAATGCTACCCATGCCTCAGCTTCACAACTCAATACTCAGCCCTTGCATAACAGAACCTTTCCGCTGCTTAACTTTCCTTTGCCATGCTTTGCCAATGCTATACTCCGCATTCAATACTGTGCCACTGCCTTCCTCTGCTAAACTGAACTTCGCCATTGCCTCTCAATCCATAGCCGTTGCAGTGCCATGCGATTCCGCCGCCATTCCTTGCAGTGCCGTGCTATTCCCTGGCTGCTCTACGCCATGCCATTGCCTATCATATCTAAACTATTCTATGCCATAACTCCGCTATGCTTATCTGGACTACTCAATGCCGTTACTGGGGTATGCAATCCAATGCCACTGCAATGCAATACTACTCCGATGCTGTTCATCCCAATGCCACTGCTGTACTAAGCTGTACTTTACCTTGCCCTTGCCATGATTCACGTTGCTCCGCCAATGCTACGCCATTCTAAGCCATTGCGACTACTGATAATCGTTGTAGTTGCCACCGATTATCTCACCGTCTTCACTGATCTCAGCCCAACAGAATGCGCCCTTACCGCTTGAGCGCCACTGACCCATACCACGGTAGATTCCGTAATCAAGCCATTCTCTTACGATGGATTCCATAGTGGGGTCGATGAGTACGATATCAAACTGCAACGTACTGCCTTTAGGAATGGTTTCGCTGTTTGCGAGTGCTACTCTCTCACCCTGTAAGGTCTGTGCTCTGAGAGGCCTCTGACAATCTCCCATCTCTCCTGCCATGTCTATCTTGATGTATCTACCTGTTACATCGTGGTAGTCGGGATAGACCTTGATAAGACCATCGATCTTTTTCTTGTACGCTTTCAGTTTCTTGGACTCAGTTCCGTCCACCATTCTCAGCGCACCGCAGGTGTCCTTGAAGAATCCGAGCCAATGGTAGCATGCAATAGCAGGTTCTCCGTCTACTCTGTAGAACACTGTCTTCTCTTTCGCCACTACTTCCGACTCCGGGAGATGCGCTAATTCGTCTTCCCTCGTTTCGGCATTCGGGCCTTTGCTTGCGATAAACTTCTCATGAATGTCCTTGTCACCAGGGTTAGTCCCGAGTACCTCATCAAGAAACATAACTTTTACTCTCATTACTTTTGCCATTTTGTGTGCTCCTTCCTTAAATATAGTTCTCACCAAATAAGGTGATAAAATCTGCGTGTGAATGGTACTGCTCAAATATCGTCTGTGCTGTTGCTTTCAGCATATCGTCCGCAATACCATGCTGATGTACCTTGCTGTGGCAACTCGGACATAACCTCGTCCACATGCCTACAGCCTTGCTTGTCTGACGGTCTGCGCCTGAAAACACCTCATGTCTTGCCAAGTCTCCGCCTATTGAACACATGAAGCAGTAATCTCCATTGTCGAGCAGCGTTTCCGAATATCCGTTGCGATCAAGTTTCTCGCCATACGGACTCCGTGTATGCTTACTCTGTTTTAGCCAAAGGCGTAATTCTAATATATGCGCTCTTTCCTCTTCTCGTTTTTCCAATGGTATACTCCTCATACAGGTCTTTGTGCTCTGCCTTGAATCTGTCGGTGTCGAATGCCATGTAGGTGGTGTCCTCGCCTTTTGGAACGAGCGTCACCTTAGTGCCATTCGGCATCACCCATGACTTGATTCCGTGTTTTTCCATCTGCTTGCATAACTCTTTCTTGAGTCCGTCATACTGTTTGACCAATGCCTGTGCTTCTGCGATACCACTCTCAAGCGCCATAATCTCACTTGCTAACGGCATGAGTTCTGACCTCGATGGAAGTGAACTCTCGTCTATCCACGGCATTTCAAGCATCGCCTTATAGTCCTCTCTGAAATCGTTGTCTGCTTTCAGAATGTCCTTGAGTAGTCCATCATAGTCCTCGATTCCGATACGGAACATCTGTAGTCTCGATTCATCGAACTCCTCGCCCATGTCTGACGGTCTGCTGTAGACAGCAAGCATGCCCTCGCTGTAGCCGAATGACCACATACCTTTCAGAAGCTGAACGAGATAGTACTTATAGTCATCTACGTTGTCGTGTATCTTCGATGTTGTCTTGATCTCAAGCACTATGCCCTGTTCATGGTCGACTCCGTCAGCGTGAATACGACTTGGCAATACATCGGAGTCATTCAGGATTATCTTGTCCTCTATGAAGTCATAGCCGAGCGTATTGATATAATCCCTTATCTTGCCTTCCATGATGTTGCCGTATGTGGTGTATTCGTTCCCATCGAACTCGTTCTCCACCACTCCTGCCTTGTACTGCAAGAGTTCAAATCTCGTTGTGAATGAGGATATCCCCATAATGGCAGGTTCGTCACTGCCGCCCAAGTAGCGCTCTCTATCTTTTGTTACTGTGTCTTGCATCGTGCTCTCTCCTTAGAATGGAACTTTCTCGTCTATTGCAGCGAAGTCATCCGCTATGCTCGTCTGCTCGGGTTCGGTGCTCGGAGACGTGCTCGCCTTGGAATCAGTAGCGTCCGCCTTTGTTAAATCATCGTAGACCTGCTGTAATCTCTCCGCTGTAGCGTTGGCATTTGTCAGCTTATAGTCCCTCGCTATCTCAGCCATCGTCATCTTATGCTCGTCTGCATAGGCCTTTATCTTTGCCGAAAGCGCCACTGTCTGCTCGTTCTTGTTTGACGGTGCTCGCTCCGTGCTCGGCTTGGAATAACTCGGTTCTGAGTTATTGAAGTTCTCTCTGCCCTGGTCGATGTACTTATCAGAATCCTTTTCCCAATAAACATCCGCACCGACACCGATGTTCTTGCACGCATATGAGATAGCGTCTGTAGTAGCCTTTTTGTAGGCTTCATCATCTACATACAGCCCTTTGCTCTCCTTGCTTGCTATCTTCGCCCCACCTACACCGTAGATTGGCTTTGACCATTCATCGCCATATTTCACATACAGGTTGATCTCAACCGATGCTATGATTTCCTGACTGTCTGCCACAGGGTCAATCCATTTAGCTGTTGTTTCGTAGTACCAACCCAAGCCACACGCTCCAAATACCTCTGTAAGCATTTTTATACGCCACATTGGGTTGATGTCCGTCATGCCCTTTAATCGCCCTGCTGTGATGGGTTTTTGGGCGTTCTTCGGCACTTCCCGTACCTTGTTATATATCTCCATATTGTCCATTGCTTTTACCTCTCCCAATATTCCGGCTCGTATCTCGGGTCATCATCGGGTTTCTCGTAAGTCTCGATGTGATCTGAAAGATACTCGTCTAATTCGTCTTCTGTTATTTCGTCTTCTCCGATGGTGTACTTGTTTTCAAAGTCACTGCACTCATTAAGGAAGTCATAGATACAGTCTTTGCAAACTGCGATACCGTCAAAGTTGTAGTACTCTTCGCCCTCATAAATAGGCTCTTCACACTGTTCGCAAATCATATCCTCACCGCCTTTAAGAAGTTCTCCGTCCAATACCGACCCCAATACGATGTAGGCAGGAGAAAGCCATCTGCCTCTTTTGCCATACTCCATGCTTTCGTTTCGGTGTCCCAGTACATCGGCTCAATGCCTATCAGACCGTCCACATCCTGTCTGAACATCAGATAATAACCGTTCTCCTGCGGTTCATCACCCTTAATGATGTCATGTATTTCCATATCTACTTGCATTTTGCGTTCCTTTCGTGTACCATATAGTTGTGTTTACTGCACGCACATTTGTGTGTGCTCCTTCCTAAGAGCGGTCACTCGTTGGCTGCTCTTTTTTAATGTGATAACGTGCATGAGTTCCGGGTCTGTTCTTGTTCGGTTCTCTTACGGTCACGATATCGACACCCATATCTCTCAGGTCTTTTATTCTTGCTGAGAGTCTTGTGATGTCGAAGTATCTGAAAGCGTCTTCCGATGTGATCGACCCGTTGTTTTTCATGAACTCATAAATCATCTTTGTCTGTGTTTCCATTTTTTACTCTCCTAACAGAATCACTGCCATACTTGCAAAGAACCATATCACCGCACATGCTCCGAGTCCTACGGAGAGTCCGAATACCGTCCATGCGAAGTTTTCAATCTTCTTTTTCATCTTCTCCAATCTCTACCCCCACCTCTATGCCGAGGTACTCTTTGACCTTGACGGGAAAGAACTGATACGAATATGCCTTATTGCATTTCACCGCACATCCAAAGGGGTAAACACCCTGCTCTAAGCCTTTTCTCACCGTCTGTGGGTTGACCCTCAGAACGTGCGCTATCTTCTCCATATCGCTCTGTTTAGCCATCTTTATGATCTCCTTTAGTAACTTCGTAGGTTACCATGTTGCTAAAAAAAATTGTCGGGTCTTTGATATCAAGCAGTTCTATCAGTTTCTCGCACTCATCCGTGTCGAATTGTCCTACTTTCAGTTTACGGTACATTGTAGTTGTGCCTATACCTAAGTATTTTGCGACATCTGCCTGAGTCAACCTATGTTGTGCCATCAACCCACGAAGTCTATCGGTATCTACCATATCTTGTCACCCCCTTTCGTAACTTATCAGGTTACCTTAATAATACTCCCTTTTTGGAACTTGTCAAGTCATATTTTGTTGATTTTTAACATTTTTTGGTGTAATATATATTAAGAAATATTAAGGAAGGACGGACACGTTGAAATGACTAAGGGAGAGCGAATCAAAGAGTTACGGCTAAAACACAATATGTCGCAAGAAGAATTAGCAAAAGTTCTCAACACAACGAAACAGGCCATATGGAAATACGAGCACAATACTGTTACAAATATACCTACAGATAAGATCGAGATTATGGCAAATCTATTCCATGTGACTCCCGAATACATCTGCTGTTGGGATATAGGCGCAGGGAATGTGTCTGAGAGCGAGCAAGAACTTCTATACTATTATCGCTCTATGAACGAGGACGGTAAGGAAGAACTCACAAACTACGCTGTATACCTCGCTGCCAAGGCGATATATAAAAAATCTGATACGGCTATATAGGGGGTGAGAAAAACGAAAAGACCAAATAATACGGGCGGTATAAGGAAACTGTCAGGCAGACGGAGAAAGCCCTACCAGGCGGTAGTATCATCCGGGCACTATATAAAGGATGGGATGGTAAAAGTAAAGCAGGTGAGTTTAGGGTGCTATGCCACTAAGAAAGAGGCGCTCGATGCCCTTGCCGTATGGCAGACGAATCATCTGAGAGTTGATCTAATGTCGCTCACGGTGTCTGATATATATATGAAGATAAAGGATGATTGGACACCCGATATGCAGGCGGCGATGAGGTCGGTCTATAAAAGGTATCTGCCCCTTGCCAAGATGAGATTATGTGATGTAAAGACATACTCTATCGAGAGCGTGGAGTTGCCACCGCTATCGAGAAGTTCCCACGATCATATTCGGCTCTTCTGGCATCGGATTTTCATGTTCGGAATTGAGAATGATATAGTGCTGAAAGACTACTCTCAGTTTATCAAGTTCAAGGAGACTAAGCAGAAACAGAAGAAACAGATATTTACTCCCGAAGAGATTCGGGAACTTAAGACCGATAAGTTATATCGCATTCTATTGTACACGGGGATGCGGATAAATGAGCTCCTCACGATGGAAACTGAGCAGGTCTATGAGGAAGACGGTATACTATGTTTCCATGTCTTAAATGCGAAAACAGAGGCCGGGAATCGTATCATACCTGTTCACTCAAGAATCATGAATGATATAAACCTACTTAATGGGTATGTAATTACTCCGAAACTATCTTACATGACCGCAAACAGAAAATTGCAGAAGACGATAGAAGATAAAGGATTATCTCAGCACACGCTCCATGATTTCAGAAGAACATTCGCATCGTATGCCAAATCTTTCGGGATGGATGAGTATTATAGGAAATGCTTATTAGGACACGCCCACGAGGATTTGACCGATTCGGTCTACACACAGGCATTCGTAAAAGACCTGAAAGAACAGATAGAAAAGATCAGATATGTGTAACACACCGTTTTATTCTTTGTAACATACCGTGTAACACACCTACCGATATTTTAGGAGATTTGAGAGTACTTGAGAGGTTGCAAACACTCGAAACTGTTGAAATTTCAACGCCCATTTTATACACCGTTATTAATTACCATGAAATATTACTTATTGGTAATACTGCGTTACAGCCAATAAAGTTTGCCATTGTAACATACCCGTAACATATGTTATAATTCAGTTGGACTTCTGTTTATTGTGTTCCTTGGCGTGTTTGGGAAGAGAGATCACTTCGGTGGTCTCTTTTCTTATACAGAAATGCCGAGGTTTTACCCCCGGCACTCCTGATAAGGATATAAGATTTGGAAAAGGATGAAGACTAATGATTTTATCGTCTGAAACCGTTGAAATTTCAACGATACGCTCTATTTTGCGTTTTAAGCGACTTTTTTTGACTTTTTGATATATATATCGACCAAAATACTTCTATTTTGCGGTCAAAGTAGTCATTACCTTCTTGGTGTCGTATGATTTCTTCCTCTTAGGCTGTTTATCGCCTACATCACTGCCACCCCATGAATACCATATAGGTTTTTTGGCTTTATTGAGCCCTGCATAGAGCTGAGTATGGTATGGGGAGTAACCACAGATGACACCCTTTTTGAGTTTCGCTCCTTTTGGTGATTTCTTCGGATGACCTATCTTGAATTTGTCTTTGATTCTTGCTCTCGTGCCTTTGCCGACACATTTTATCTTTGTGCCTGTAATCCAGAATATCTGCCCTGGTTTCAGAAGACCGAGTTGCTGTGCTGCATAGCATATCATTGTGGCGCAATTCGACTTCTTTGTTTTCTTTGCCTTTGCCCAACTCGTACCGCAATCCTTATACTGCATGTCATATTTGAAATGATGCTTGTTCATGTAGGCCACTGTCTTGGCAACCTGTCTGAGCAGTTTTGTGCGAGTAGATACGTATACAGGAACGCCCAAGTATTTGCAGATGGCTTTTGCTATTGCTCTGCCGTATTTCTTCGGGTGGTCTCTCAGCACCTTGAGGTCGGCTTTTATTGCGCCCGATTCATAGATGATACTCGTCATTGTCGGAACATGGACTTCGTACTTGGCAAGGTCTTTTTTACCGCCCTTGAACTTCAGCCCCATAGCCTTGGCGCAGTACTTGGAAACAGCGTCGCCGAACTTCTTCCCTGCATCTGACCCGTAGTAGAACATGATGCCGGACTTTGCAGCGCTGTAATCGCAGTGGATAGAAATGTATAGTTTACAGTTTTTCGTCTTATTGGCTTTTGCAACCGTTGCGGTCATGTTCATGTTATTTTTGGTATCGGCATCGGTGACTACTCTGATTCCCGATTTTCTGAGAAGTGAAACCGCTGCTTTTACGATAGGAAGCATCAATCCTGCTTCAGTGTATTTACCATAAGCGCTTCCTGAATCCCAAACACCGTTGGTCATAGTGCCGTGGCCTACGGCAACAAAGATCACATCTTTCTTTTTATCCCACTTCATCTACTCACCCTCTTCGATGATTTCGTCATACTCCCCGGGGTCATCCTCGTCATCATTATCTTCTTCATCAGCGTCACCGTCTATTACCTCAACTACCGCTGTCGGGTCTAAGGCAAGTTTTCTACCTACATCAGTACCAACTGACGCTTCCTCACTGTAATCGTTGTTCTTATAGGTAGTGAGTCCCTCTCCGATGATAAGAAGTACCGCTGCGATTAGAGCGATAATGACGGACACCTTGCCAAGATTCAACTGATTCAGCAAGTCATTCAGCAACCCTTGGTAGGTGTAGTAAGCACCGACAATACCGATAATCGCTGAGATCACTGTTCTCGCCTTAGTGCCATTATCCATGTCACCAACAGTAAGCCATTTTTTCTTCATGATTATTCCCCTTTCTTTAATGCGTAAAATGCCCCTGCCGTATTCACGCAGACTATCATTTATATCGTGGTTTCCAACAAGGGCGTTATATCAAGGCTCTCGCCATGATATCAGATTTTGCCTGCCGCTTTCAGTCGCTCATACTCTTCTTTGATGTATGAGTTCCCACCAAGACCGCCATCTTCCGGCTTTGCAATGTAGTGGTCGTATCTCTCTTTCAGCCGAATCTTTTCCGCTGCGCCAAGTTCGTGTCGGTCTGCTCTTGCGAACTCCAACACGAGGAAATCCTTTGTTGCTTCCTTGTCTGTGTCCTTTGCCCACTGCTTGATTTTAATATACAGGAACGTAAAAGACACAATGATAGATACTAATTGGGTAAGTGTCGATTCTAAGTTTGTCATAGCTGTCCCCCTTCTAATTTGCCACCTTAATCCACAATATATCTACAGTAAACTTGCCTGTATGAGCATTCGAGTTGTCTACGTTCTGTACATCATATGATACCGTTGTGTTGTTTAACGCTCGTGAAGTGAGCCTTATCCTTGACGGTACAAAATACGGAGAGTCTGGCGAGTTCCACCCGACAATGCCTATTGGGTATAGTGTCTCTTGTGTCGTATTTGCAATACCGATGTCCGCATATCTATGCCCCTTTGCCGCAATTTCGGATGACTCAAACATAGTTGATGTCGAGACCTTGAATAGATTGCTGTCTAAGCCACCGCCCGAAACATCGATATCTCCCGAGCCGAGCACCGACACCCCATTGATCGTTTTGATATTCGTACCCGATACAAGAAGCGGTTGTGCTCCGATATCAGACGGGGTCGATGGTATCATTGGCTTATTCTTGATGTAGTCATCGGCAGTATTGTCTGTCTGACTCCAATTCGCCTGTGTGTTGACCTGCGCTCCTGCTTCTATGCCTTCGAGTTTCGTCTGATAAGCATCAGTGAAATCATTAGTGCTCAGGCCTTTGCCCTCTTCTTTATCCACCTTTGTGGCAAGGGCTTCGGTGTTTTCAGCGCAACACTCTTCTACCGCTTGGACTCGTTCTTCGAGATTTTCACAATCGCTACACTCTGGTACATAGACGCCTTCGTTACCACATAATTTCATGCTGACCCCGTTTGAACTCTGTACCTTATCCATCGTTCCGCCTCCCGTTTATAACTGATTTTCAATTTTTCTGATTACTGCCGCCATATCCTGCACGTAACTCAATTCCATGTTACCGTCACTACTTATCACGTTATCACCGTTATATAGTGTAATATCTGTTGGGGTTGTGGATAGGTCGGTTGGGGTTGCAAGTTTATAAACTAACATTACACCGCTTAATGCCTGTACAAAGTCCGTAATCTCGCTGTATCTCATATCTACTATAAAAAACTGCGCGTTTGACTTACAGAATAGCACACTGTCCGTTGTGTAACTTGCGCCTGATATAGCCGTCACGGTTTGGTATCTGTCCGTTAGCGCATTTACCGCCACATAGTTCGTAGCAGGTAGTTTCAAGTTTGGAATATTACCTCCCGAGTAAAACGCCCACTTGTCACCAACTACATCTTTTCTCCACGGTATTGTTGATAAATCTATCGTACCATACTTCTCTTTACCGCTTCCGCTCGTCACTCCCACGCCTGCGCCATATACTGTGTGTGGAAGGGTAACGGTTTTGGATTGTGATTTGTAAGGCGCGAAGTCTGCCGCTGTTATAACTCCTTCAAATAGTCCGGATTCTTCGTAATATACCGTGACAACTCCGATAGTGTTCCATGCAAGTGTTATATTTTCGATTGTTTTTGATGCCGTTGCGAGCGTTTTCACTATTGTGTTTTTGGTGCTCGATGCTGGTATATTTAACGTGTTGTATGTGCCGTCCGTATATTCGACGCGCAACGATGCATTATTACCTGTGGCTGTGTATGTGAATAAAAGCGAGTAGTTTTTATCAGCCCGGAATGCCATCTTAAATATTTCCTGCGGCTGTACTCCGGTTGACCTCGAATATGTGAAGAACTTGTTGTTTTGGTCTAATGTATAGACGTTAGTTTTTCCGCTAAAGGCCTGAGCCATCGTAAGACCTCCCCATAGGTTCTTCCCTGTCATTCCCACCGTTACGCTGTCATGCCCTGTGATAGGACGCACATTTGATGGTGACGGTGTACCACTGCCCTCTTGTATAGGCAGTAACTCTACATCTAATTTCTTTACCTCGCCAAAGGCGTCATCAATTACAATAGGATTGCCCTGTACGGTTTTTACAAGTTCGGGGATTTTGATTACTGCTACACCGTTTTGGACTACAGATGTGCCGTTGACGGTGACATCTCTTACATAACCGTCCTCTATCTGTTTGATACCATCTATGCGGTAGATCACAACCGTTTCTGACGGTGGCTCTATGATTTCGGCACTCGACATGTAATCGCCATCCCACTGCCATTCTCTTATAGATTCCACAGTAGCATAATCGTCTACAAGTGAGACTCCCAAAATGGTCTGTATAAGGTCTGTATCGTTCCCTTGTGCAGTACCACCTACCGTGATGGTATAATTGGCATATTGCTCGGCAGGGATTCTTACATAGCCATAATTCCCCTCACCGTCAGTAGGCGAGGTGGTGTAGTATATATCAATATAGTCATAGTTGTTTACATCATCATCTAAATGCGCTCTATGCCCTATTTCGCTGATAGAACCTTCCCATAGAGTAACGGTGCTTATACTGCCACTTGCTATGAGGTTGCTTATCCTTTCGCTTAGGGTGTCAGCAACATGCGAGATAGTCTGATTTACTGTATCTATGCTGTCATCAACATAGCCCTTATCTGCCTTACCAGCGATTTCTTCATGAGCGTCATTACAGCACTCTTCTACAGCCTCTACTCGCTCTTCAAGTTCACTGCAATCACTGCATCCTGGCACATGGACATCTTTTTTACCGCATACTTTCATCCTTATTTCTCCCCTTTTAGGAAATCACTCAGACAAGCGGCGCAGTCTGTTATCTCTGCTCCGAGAAAATCCGTCACCGCTTTGTTGAACTCTTTATTAATGTCGTAATATAGATCAAGTAACTCGGCATCGTCATCACTGGCCTGATATGCCTCAAACGCAGTCATGGACGCTACACCGAGATGCTTTATCAAACACCATGCGTCTTTGTTCCCATCCTTAAAGAGTGAGAACAGTTTCCTCATCATTGCTCTTCTGACATCCGCTATATCGTTTATCTCTTCTCTATAGCGGTTTATCTTTTCGAGTTGTTTTTCTCTTACTTCGTCTTTTTCTACTTCGATAAGCCCGTTCTCAAGTTGCGCTACGGACTTATTATATAGTGTCTGATAGTGCATCTCCGCTGCTCCGAGTTGGACTATCGACCTCAGCATGTCCTCTGCCATTCCTGTTTCGCTGTCTACGTTTTTCATCTCTTTGTCTCCTCACCTCTGCAATATGCTGTAGCCTGTCTATCTTCTGCAAGTACCGCTGATGCTCGATTAAGTCACTATGGAGTTTGACTTCCGCTATCACGGCTTGGTAATCATGCGGATGATTCGCTACATGCTCATGCAGTTTTTCCAATCTTGTTTCTATATCCATATTTTCTCCTTCGGTGGCACAATGGGAGAGTAAAAGCGAAAGACCATTCTGCCACCTTTATAACATCCGCTGTGCGGTTGTTACCTGTTCACTACAGAGTATTTGAGGAACAGGAGTGCCGTTACGCTGTCTAACCTCACATCACTTTTGACCCTCATAATGTGCATCCCTGACCTCGTTAGTCTGTTCTTATCTGATTCTCTCCCCTCTGCCATAAGTGAATCAGCTACCTCAAGCATATTGAAGAAATCTGCTTCATACGGGGTCTCTTCGTCCTCTGCTTCGGTAGGATAGAACCCGTCACCCGTTATCCAATCGTCTAAATCACCGTTCTGTACTATCAGATAATCGGTTATGTCTACAAATCTCGTTACACCTTCCTCATTTGGGAGAAAGCCGTAATCTACCTCGAAATCATCTATCGTACTTGCCGTATGGACTTCAAGTTTAAAAAGGAATCTCTCGTAGTATTCCATGTCGGGCGATATGGAGATATGCGTTTCGTAGATGTAATCGTCACCGCTTTTGCCCTGATATTTGAGTTCATACGGTACGCTGTATATGTCTACAAAGGTGTTTCTCCTCTGATTTATCGCCTGTTTCCAAAACCGTCTGTTTTCTACAGTACGCTCCGCTATTCTGTTTATGGCACTGTCAAGAGTTATCATGCTGCGCCTGTCTCTCTTTCTATCTTCAAGTACTTTGCGAGCGTCACTGTATCTGTTTCATTGCCGTACTCATCGAAACTCCTCGTAAGACTTTCTATGTAGTACCAATCATCAAGCCTTAATATCTTTTTGGCATAATTTGAGCATGGCTCAAACAGATAGATCAGATTGTCATAAAGTACTCGTATTCTATCTCCTGCATTGACATCAGCAGGAATCGCTTCGGTAGTGACCTCAAACTTGAGGTTTCTCCTTAACTGTTTCAACTCTCGTATCGCTGCTTTGTACACCGTTCTCTGAGCACGTAGTCTCTTGGCATTCGTTATCCTCTTGCTTTCGGTGTTGAATGCTCCCAAGTCATTGAATGAGAATGTACCCTCTATCAAAGTGCCGCTTTCAAGGGCGATGCTTTCGGTGTCGAGTACTGCATACTCCCATTCGTTGTTCGGTGCGAGTTCTGGGAACTGTGCTATATATTTTGTGTAGTCTCTCTCGTTATTGACATTCGCTTTCAGAATGACTACGGGGAATCCATCTTCCTGCTCGTCTTTATTCTCATAAATGTCTCTCAAAACCACACTGCTCATGCCACCGTCTGACTTATCTGCATATACGGTAGCGACATTCACCACGTTCTCGTAGTCAGGAGTTATCTCCGGCTCGCTTATCATGCGGATATTTGTCATCCCACTTGGCTTTGTGGAAATGATATACGGTTTTTTCTCTCCGAATCTGCCGACCTGTATCTTCTTCTCGGCAACAAGCGGTACTCTCCAAAAGAGGTCGGGAGTAAGCTCCATCGTCTTAGTCAACGCTTCGAGTTTATTCTGACGGGAATACACATAGTCTATGAGAGTATCTCCGACACCCTCTTCGTATTCCATCTCCCACCCCGGATAGGCGAAGTTCATGTCATTATATATATCGGAAAGGTTATCGACTATTGACGGTTCAAGGTCAGACTCGCTCCCTGCCATTTCCTCTACCGTTACATCTATGGTAAGGACTACGGAATTGCTCGGTGTGGCGAACTTTACTGCATAGTTGCCAAGTCTCGGCTCAATATTGTTTTCGACTATCGAGAATGGCACTGGCTGATCTCGATGATACAGTTTCCATGCTTTTGCTTTGGAGATCTTGATGATATCGGCATTGGTAAGACCTGGAACATCGTTTATGTCTATTGAGAATCTGCGAGCAGATATCTTCTCCCTTGTAGTTCTGTTGGACTTGTATCTCTCACCGCCCAAAACTACGATAGGACTGACATTACACTCTACCGTCACACTCGTTCCTTTTGCCGTACTGAATGTGACCTTGTATGTGCCTTCCTTTGCCTTTACTTTAGAACGGTCTACTTTTGTGATAGGAACAGGGTCGCCATTAGCAAGATTCCATGCCTGTGCTACTGCTCTTCTGATGAACTCGGAGTCGGGAACGGTCTTGAGTTTCTTCGTGGTAATGGCAAAGTCATTCGCTGTTATCGCTTCCTGCCCCTGCTCATTCTTCTCGATCTCAGCGCCCTTGAAAACAACATTGATATTACCGTCATCTATGGCATGGTTCACGGAAATCTGTCGGTACTCCCACTCGCATACAACATGGTCGATAGGTACTGTTATAGTCTCACCTGACTTATCTATCGTGTAGTTCTGCTTTACATGACCCCAGAAGATATGGTCATTGATGTGGATTATAACATCTTCCCTACCGTCAAAATGAAACGCATATTCGGCAGGGAGCACCAACTCCGTTTCGGGGGCAGACATCACTTCTTGAGTCCACTCAATGTTATTAAGACATCTGTCCCCTCTCTTTATTAAGTTGCCTTGCTTGTAGATTTCAAAGTAAAACATCTTTATCTATTAGTTATCAGTTGAATTACCGTCATCATCACCGCTGTCAGGGTCTTCTGAGTCATCACAGCCCATACCGTCACGGTTCATTCTGATTCCTGTATATCCGGCCGGTGAGAAGTTACTTCCCTGTACTGTGTTGCCGTTACCGTCTGTAAGATCATGCACCGAAAGTCCATCCTGGTTCAGAAGTCTTACCTGACAATAAATCCATCCGTCTGGAACGAGGTGTCCTGAACTGTAGCCCGACTTTGACGGAGTACCATCTTCCTCGCACCAACCATGCTGACCGTATGCGTACTTTCCTGCACTGAATACGTTGAATCTGCAAGCATAGCGGACACCCGTTGTCTCGGTGAGTTTGCCGTTGAATATCTGTTTTATCTGAGGATATTCGGATTTCTTTATCCTTATCTCGTAGAGGAGTTCCCCACCGTCGATACCCTTGATGTTATCGCTTGATGTGAAATTCCAATTACTATTGCCTGCTCTTTGCCTTCTGTTCGCATCATAGAATGATGCCGTGAATGTTTTCAGACTTCCGAATACCATCAGAAGTCCACCTGCAATATATCTCAGAGTGATATCTGTAGAGTGTGTACCGCTGCTCCGTCTGAGCGAGAAGTCAACACCTGTGCCCGGAACAACTCTACTTGAACCCTCGGATTCTTCACTGAATGTGAATGTAGCACCGTTATACAGCCCTTTGATTTCACAGTCATGTCTCTCAACTCTCGTCCACAGACCGCAGATAGCGGTGATAATTGATTTAAGGACAGACCAAAGGTTATGGATGAAGTCAGGCATGAATGCTTTCCAATCACATACCTCGTAAGCGTCTACCTCGTCTTCCATGTTGCCCACAAGACAATCGTTAGCATCGTTTAAGTCATCACAATCATTACGACCCGATGATGGATTATATCCTGTGTTGTTTTTGAGTGAGTTCTCGACAGTCTCGGTTACGCCATTCAGTACGAACTCTGGTGCGTATTCCTGCAAGTTTCTGCAAGCCTCACAACTTTTTTTAACTGCCATCTCTTTTCCCCCTTAAATAGTCAGGCTATCAACTTCTATATATACACATGCTCTGCCACAGCATGAGCCACGGTCTATGATGATATTGTTCATGCCTTGCTCGAACTCCCATCCGTAACTGCTCTTCTGGTCGGGAACTACCCATGCGGACGGGTCTAACGGCACTCTCGCTCTATGATGTGCGTCTTCTTCAAAGACATCACCGTTGGAGCTGATATACAATATCTCGAACTCGCCTTTTATTATGTTGCGGTTTCCATTGATAGTGATTTGAGGGTCTTTCGTATCACCGTCTATCACTATCTCATATCCCCTTGTCGGAATCTCGGTGTCGCTGTATAACTTTCCTGCAATTACATTAGAGCATGCGTCTTTTGTGCATATCTTGTCCCCGAGCATATCACCGAAGAACTCGTGCGCTTTTCGGCAGTCATATACGAATTGATATGTCGGATTACACTCTTCATAGAATATCTGCAAGTCATCGTGATAGCATAACGCCATCTCCTTAGTCAGATTATCACAGCAACAACTGCAATCCTCTCTCTCTACGCTACTATTTGCGGTCTGACATACTCTACAGCAATCACCATCAAGAGGGTCGCTCTCGCAAGGATTGATTTTCTTATATCCCTTGCAGTCCATGAAGTCGCAGACATCATATGGCACAAGGAATGTTTTCTGCTTATTCGCTTTATGCCATACACCCTCCGGGAGCACAAGGTCGAGTTCGATGTAGTATTCGTCTCGCCTTGCGTTCTCGTTCTCAGAGTATGCTGTAGGCACTGCGAATGCCCACACTATCTCATTGTTTACTATCGCCCATAGTTTTCCGGGTTTCGTTGTTTCCTTTACCGCAAACTGCTTGTAGAACTCCCTCATCTCACATGGGAGTTTCTTCATCATCAGCCGTATGGAAAGCGACACCGACTGCTCACGGGCGAACATATATCTTGACTTTATAGGTCTATAACTGCCGTGACCATATGAGTACTCCTGAGAATCGCCTTTGAACTCTACAGCATGTGGCGATTCGGCAAGCATATCATATGAATCAAGCACTAATTCGTTGAACTGTAAGTACTTTCTCTTATAGATCATAATGCCCTCACAAATCTGCCTGCTCTGCCATAGCCAACACCGTCAGAGTGATAGTTGTTGACAGTGACATTGGCATTCTTCGTATTGTTATTGTTTATGGTCTTATTCTGTATCTGCCCTGCTCTCAGCGAGAGTGAATTAAGAGCGCCACGGATATCAAGGTGATTCAGCCTATTCAGCACATCACTTCCGAGCATGCTCGTAGCGTGTCTGTTCATCACCCATTCACCTGGAGTAAGCATCGCATGTACGGTGTCTGTTCCTCTTCTGAGCGAGCCACCACCTGCTCTATAGACCATGCCACCGTGCTGTGAGTTCAAAAGGCCCAATGGGTCATTGAACCCCGGATGGATGTTGACGTTCACGGTCTTATTGACACTGCTCGGAATACTCGCTACTTCTCTGTTTATGCTTTTCTTTACTGCCTTGAGATACGAGGAAACAGAGTTCTTGTGGTCTCCAAGTTTGATGTAAACACTGACTTTCTTTGTGTACTTCTTCTGAATAGAGTCTAAGGCATTAGTGATCGCTGTCTTAGCCGCAACCAAAGCAGGGCCTACAGAATCGGTAACACCGCCTTGAATGGTGATATTGATGTCGATTATCTGAGTGCCTATCTGCCTTAATGTATCTATTGAGGTCTTAACACTCTTTACAACACCAGACATATCCTTTGCTACAGGAATACTGTTAAGGTCTCCAATAGCCTTTTTGACACCTGCTACCGCTGCCGAGAGAGCGCTTACATCAAGTGCAGTACCTTGTATTCCGCCACCACCGAGAGTACCGCCCTCTGATGGCGTAAAGAGTTTCTGCACTTTCTCTATAAATGTTCCTAACTTCCCAAGCGTTTTATCGAGATTCTTCTCATTTACCTTAACGGTGAGATTGCTTATCTCTTGCATGGCTGTAACCATTTTAGGTATCTCGCCAAGCGCTTTTGTTACTATTGAGTAATCAGCGCCTTTGAGTTTCGATGCAGCCTGTTGCAATTTCCAGAACGGAGATTCTTCATCATTCCCTGCAAAGCCATACAGTTCTGTCGCTATTGTATCTACTCGCTCTCGCAGGTTCTTCCAGAACTCTTTCTGCTTCTTGGCATCACCCTTACCGATCTTGCCATAACTCTTGTTAAAGGCTTTCATACCATCTAACATGGTGGTGATATCAGCAAACGATGTGGCAAGGCTTGAAATGGTTTCGGCAAAATCTCTGACTTTGTTCTTCCACTCGGCATATGAGGTAGGATTAAGCGTATGGCTACCCTTCTTGAACGAACGGCTCGTACCACCTGCTGCTTCCATCTGTTCCTCTTCTTCACCATTGAACAGCCCCATTATGTCTATGCTGAACTTTTGTATTGCCTTAAAGTTCTTTTTGGCTTGCTTTAACGCTTTTGGCTTGAGTTTCAGTTTCGACAGATTCTTAATAGAATCCATAGCATTCGCTATCTTTGTGATATTGTCTGCCTGAAGCCCCTTTGACCATGCATTGATAGCGCTTCCTAATGATGTCGGAGCATTCTCTGTGGTAAAAGCACTCGCAAGTTCTCGTAACGCAGCGCCAACCTTGGCAATTCTATCTGGACTCGGTATTTTAAGAGTGTCGATATCCTTGAGAGCACCGACACCATTCTTCATGCCTTCGCCCATTCTGCCAACGGCATTGCCTAATGCTTCTATGCCCTTAGTAATGGCATAGAATGTGCCTGTTCCTATCGCAGTACCGATCATCATGCCCTTACTTGCTCCGATTACATTGCCCATTCCGACAACGAATTTCGTGAGCAAGCCTGTAACCGTAACAGCAGTGCCAAGAGCACCAACTGTCTGAGGTGTGAACTTCACATCATCAAAGTTCTTCATGGCTTCGGACAAAACCTTGATTGACTCAGCAACCACGAAGATCGCACCAATATTCAAGGCTTTATTTGCTACACCCTGCCACGTTAGGGCGACGCTCTTCATGGTTTTCGATGCGCCTACAAGAGCAGAACCTTGTCTGACGACACGGCCAGCGTTTCCTGCGGCATCCCCTGCTAATTTGAATATGCCGCCCAAACCGCCTTTAAATGCAAAGAATGTGGCAATCTTCGAGATCGGGCCTGCAAGACCTTTTGTAAGACCGCCTACGATACGAACCATTTTCGCAATAATATTCGCACCCAATATGCCTTTTAGCAGAAAGCCGTTATTCCCACCGAGGAGCTTCGCCGCACCTGCATAAAATTTAAGCATCACACCGCCAAACTGAGCGTATGCAGATGCGATACCTTTGATGTCTATTTCGCTTAGTGTCTTGAAGAAGTCAGTGATTGCTTTTGGATTAGCCTTTATCCAATTCTGAGCGCTCTGTGATAGGTCATCTATCATGTGCTTAATGCCGCCACCGACATCTTTGCCGTTAGCATCTATGCCGAGTACATGTTGTAAGAATGTGCGCCCATCTGTTGCCTTAAACACTGTATCTAATGACTTGATTAAGCCTTCGCCCATACGGTTGAATGCGTTGGTGATATTCTGCGATACGGAACTCCATGTCTGTTTCATTACGTTAGCAGCATTTTTGATCTTGCCTTGCGTACCAACTTTAATGAATGCATCCATGAACTCGTCTGCACTGACCTTACTGCTTTTCAAGTCAGCCAAAAGTTTACCTGCATCTTTCTGTGCATAGCCGAGTTCCCTCGCTACAGCGTTGAAAGCCATAGGCATATTCTTCTGCAATGAGTTCCACTGCATAGCGGTCAGCTCGCCATTTGACAAAATGTTCTGCAACTGCCTTTCAGCCATCCTGGTACGGGTCTCATCCATACCACCTGCAACGAAAGCGTTATTCGCTGCGATAGCAACCTTTGTCGCTTTTTCAACATCGCCAGTGATACCTGCGTATACTCTCATGGACGCTACGATCTCATCAAGACCTGTCGGGAGTCCAAGTACTGACTGCTCCAAGTTGTCAAGCGCTGTCCTTGCCTTGCCCGTACCTACAACGAATTTCTTTGAAGCGTCAAGACCGATGTTTTTCAAGATTTTCTCATACGTGTGCATGGTATCGTATCTTGAGAACATTCCTTGTACACTTTGGAAGACTTTCCCATAGAGCATGTAACCTGCCATGCGTCCAAAACTCGTAACAACATTTGTGAACGGGGTGGTCATACGCTCAACTGTAGCACCAAAAGTCTGCATACGAGCGCCCATATTAACAAGGTTGGATTCCATCTGTTTTTGGTACTTTATCGGGGCTTCGGCTTGTTCCTTTAGCAACTTCTGCTGTCTTTCATGCTTTTGTATCGCATACTTTTTTTCGGCTCGGGCAGTATCGCTCATTAACCTTTCTCTTGCCCTTTGTTGTTTCGCTTCACGCCTTGCCGCTTCGGTTTCTTCTTGTTTCGCCTGTTTCTGTTGCCTTGCATGCTCTTGTATCGCATATTTTTTCTCGGCTTCGGCAGTCATTCTCATTGCATCATGCTTTGCTTTTTGCCTGCCTTCTTCGTACTTTTGCTCCCGTTTATGTTGCTGAACAGCATACTTTTGTTCGGCATTTGCGGCAAGCTTTAATGCTTTTTGCTTTGTACGCAACATCTGATCTTCGCTTTTTTTTGCGGCGGAGACAACGGCTTTATTGGCACGAGTGACATTTTTACCATAAGTCTTGCCATCCATACCGTTCAATTTATTTTCAAGATTAGTCACAGCATTTAATGTCGCATCTAATCCGTTTGCTTGTATAGTAAATGTAACCTGACCTACATCCATCTATATCTTCTCCTGTTGGTCTACACCAATGAATTTGACGATGTATTTCTCTGGACGCTCGCCACGGTCTTTTGCGTCCAAGTGCGCCCATTCTTCATAATTCCTCTCAGATATCTCGTTCGCATACTCACCGTAAGCGACTATGAGTTCTGCGACACCCCATGTATCAAGTATCTCATTCGGACGCATATGCAGGGTCTTGCCTACAAAGTGCGCCATACTCGTATACAAGTTGAATCCGGCGAAGAAATCGTCCGCTTTCTGCCTGTAGTCATCCTCGCTATCGCCCTCAAGAATGACTACTTGGAAAAACCCTCGGCTTCATTGAATATCTCAGGGAAATCGTCCAATATGCGTGATATATTGGTTTGAACCGAAGTCCAATCCATGTAGTTTTCTAAATCTCTGTCTATGCCGAGTACTACAGTCACGATGTCGTATAGATCGTCACCTATCTCACGGCACATTGTCTTCACCATCTCAACGAGTTCTTCATTCGTCTTCTTTTCGGCTTTATTCTCTTTGAGGTTGTAGAAGTAAGGGAATATCCTGACGAGCGCCGCCTGTATCTCAAGGTCGTATCTCGGCTGAATATGCACATCTTTATACTCGACATTCACCCATACATTGTCTGCCGTTTTCTTTACTATTGCGTCTTCCTCGATATTCATCTGGTCGGCAAGCACAGTAGGAAATCTGAACAGGACAGTGTAATCGTGCTTTTTGATCTCAGTTTTATTCGGGTCTCCTACTACCGATAATCCCTCTTTGGTAACAATAGGGATAGGAGTATCGTCTTCATGCGCTTTCTCCAATCCCTCTTGAATCTTGAGCATATCATCAATAGTTACACCCTTTTTAAATAAATCGCCTTGTTTCATTGCCTTTACTCTCTCTTTCTAAAATGGGGTAGGGTTTCCCCTACCCCATAAGTCCGTTATGATTACTCGTAATCGTAAATACGATAGTAGTGACCGTCAGATGCCTTCTGAATAGAAACGGTAATCGAAATCTCTGAGTCTTCCTCGCCTCTTGGGTCGGAGAATGAAGTTACGAGCACGTTGCCGTAAACCTTTGCTTTCTTCTTGCCGTTTGACAGTTCGTAAGGAACGTACATCTTGACTCTGACTCCATCCACGTTGTCGATGTCCGCAATGTACTCTGTGACATTTGCTTCTCTCGGATATGATACGAGTACTTCCTGTCCTACAAGGTGGCTGTTTACAAGAATCTTTGTAGTGCCATCTTCCTGTGGATGTACGAGGAAGTGCTCATCGTCAAGTGCTACAGGAATAGGCAGGTCATATCTCTTGAGGAGTTCACACCCGGAGTCGATGGTAACGAATCCGCATTCCTTCTGATAAAGGTCTCCAATCTGAATCAGACCATATTCGCCCTCAGCCGTAACAGTGTACTTCTCTGTATGAATAGCGAATCCCTTTGTAGCATCGCCCTTACCGATAAGCGGATTGAGTTTCTGATAGTTCGCTGTTACAGCAGTACCTGTGATGGTTCTCTCGAATGTCGGTGATTCAGTGTCGTGTCTCGGAGCACTGTCAGCGCATGTTGCTTCTGCTGCATCAATGGCATCGTCACCCTCGATAGTTGTCAGACAACCCATCTGTACTACATCGTTATTCTCGAAATCGTCAATGCTCTCGAAGATCGAGATAGATGAGATAACAGCGTTAGCGTCATTCACATTGATGGTCATGAAGTTTCCGAGAGCAGATGCAGTCCATCCGTCTCCTGCTGTCGAAGTAGGTGTCTGTGTAAGGTCGAAGATCACTGGCACATACTCAGCACCCTTGCCTGTCACAGAAACCGTGTACTTATCAGCATTAGCGAATGTCGTTGAATCTGACAGCTCTATTGTTACATTCTTTGCGCCTGTGAAACCTTTTACATAAAAGATAACCAGACCGTTTGAATACTTTGTTCCGTCATACGGCAGTTTATACATTACATAGTTTGCAGCCGCACCGATGGAGAGTCCGCCTGTGTTCACACAAGTAGTTTCTCTGTCGCACTCAAGCATGTTCGATGGCTTATCGAATCTGTTGAATGCGAGTGTGGCTTCTACTGCCTCATGAGAACCGTCTACTACGTTGATGTAGTTCTTAGCATTGATTCTCATGCAATCTGGAAGATTACCGAGAAGTGCGAAGCTAACAACAGTTCTTCTGTCGAGTCTCTTTGAGGTGATTTTTGAAATCAGCTCTTCCATATCACAACGCATTTATTTTTTCCCCCTTTTATTATTCAAAACCCTTGCTGCAAGGAACTCCGCTTTCGCTTCATTATCCATCTCATTGATGTCTTTGAGTTTCCTCGCAATGAAAGCGTCCACATCGACCTTTGCAGGGGCTTCTTTTTCTTTCTTTTCAGCCATTTAAGATTCCCCCTAAATATGCAAATTACTGATGGTCTTTTTAGCAAAGTGACTCTTGCTTGACGGTGCCGCACGTTTCGTCCATACTTCATGCCCGTGTGTGACAAAACGCAGTGCCTTGGCATGTGTGGCAACAACCTCTTGCCCTGCTTCGATACGAGCAGGATATTGAAATCCGTTGTCACCATAGGCATCAGTGGATATAAGCCATGACGCTAAGCCCATCTTATGTTGCATGATAGATGCCTTGAGCTGACCTGTGTCAACAGGAGCATAGCCTTTGGCCATGTCTACCGCTTTGAGAGCGATCTTACTTGACGCATCATCAATCAGTTCTGTAACGCCATCCACAAGATGCACAGCCATTAATCCAACCTCGTAAAAGCACTTTGCGTTAAACCATTCTTATCTATCTGAGTGTATGAAAGCAGGAAATTGCCATCTAAGTCGCTCACTTCATACTCGCCTTCCATGCTGAACTCCCTTACCGCACCACTCGGTAGTACGAATGTCTTATGTGTGATAAAACCGAGTCCACCCACGGAAGAACCATGACAGCCACAGCCACCGCCACGCTTGCTCTTCCTTGCAAACATACCATTGAACTTTACTCTCATACTCTGAACCCCCACAGTTCCATCGGACGCTCGCAGAGTGAGATGAGCGATAACTGCCTCTTATACTGTTTGGCAAGCACCCTTACGAGATATGCCTTTAACTCATCGGTCAGTTTCGCTGCATCGTCTACGAGTACCTCGGTCTGGTCTTCTCCATACTTTCTGTCGCATTCCGCACACTGATGACAGTCACAATTCCGCCTCTCCTTGATGTACTGCAATGCTTCACAGAATATAGGGAGCAGACAGTCAGGCAGAAGTTCAAATCCTGCCCTATAGTCAACTAACAGCTTGTACTTAGTAGGGCATCCGCATTCTTTATGCTTACATCTGCATGACTGTAATGGGAGTACCATCTTGAAGTTCTGATCTACCTGGCTGTAATTGAACTGTGTGATAGGTGTCATTTCCTCTTCGATGCCCGTCTGCGCCACAAGGGTGAACCTGAATGAATCAGAATCAAACGGCACATAGAACGGCTCGAACTCGAATACATCACAGTCACACAGACAGTCCGGCAAATCCACGACCTCTCGTCTATCTCCGAGTACGAAAGTCTCACATGGATTCTGCGCCCAGCAGGTGTAGACGCTGATAAGTTCTATCAGTTCGTCTACATCTGCGTTAGCGACATCATGCAAACAGTCACAATATGACGATAACTGCTCATATATAGTTGTGATCTGTTCGTCTGCCATTTACTATGCCCTCGGAATCAGTGTTGTAGGTGATACGAGTCCTGCAAGGTCTGCAATAGCATCTGTGCAAGCAGCCTTTACAGGTACATCTGTGATAACTGCGATCTTGTTTGCGTCCTTAGCGAATGTTGTACCCATGTTGTAGAGGTATTCACACTCAGAACCGCAAGCACCGCTTACTTCGCCATAGTTCGCTCCAGATACTCTTCTGAAATCGTCTGTAGGAGCAAGGTCTGTTGCCATCCATCCACCTACTGTATCGTCATCGAGCATCCAAATCTCGCCTGTGCCTGCCTGTGTATCAACTGGCATAGCCTTATCAAGTACGAACTCTCTGCCCTTGTACCGAAGCATACCGTTGACCATTCTCCATCCGTCTGGATATCTGCCGTTCTCATCAGGATATACAGCAGCAGCGATAGCGTCATAGATTACAGGGTTGCAAGCGAACCACTGATTGCCCTCGCCAAGAATGGCAAGTCTGCATCCGAGTGTCTCGAAAGCAGCAAGGATATTCGTTCCGTCAATGTGTGAAACAGCAGGGTTCTCGATCAGTGAGAGAACTCCGTGGAATGGCTTGAGAGTAGCAGTATATGTATTGTCTACTCCGAGCAGGATGTTTCTTGCTGTGAAAAATGCCATAGCATATCTCAGCCATCTTCTCTTCGCTGTAGCAAGAGTCTCACCTGCATTAGCAACTCCAGGAATAGTCTCAGTTCTTCCGAACCTTGCGACCTTATCCATCAGTACATCCTCGATATTCTCGCACTGCTTGATGCAGAGGAGATTCAGAGGAACAGATTCTCCGCACTTATTGAACTCTGGCGGAATCCAGCAGCACTGTCCTGATGTGTCTGTCGGCTCTTCTGACCATACAGTATTAGGAACTTCGAGTACCCACTTTGAAACATCATTGATAGTTTCCTTATGGAATCCGACAAATCCGTTCTCTGTCATTCTTCTCATCTGCTGTGACATAGGTGTTCTCAGAAGTCTTTCAACAACCGGGAATCTTGTCTGAAGAGCAGATTTCAGTGTCATTCCACCGAGGCAATCCTGTGCGACCTCGTCAAGAGATGCCAGATTCTTTACGTTTTCCGCAATCGGCTCAAGGTCACTTGCGGTTACTTCTTTGATTTCGTCTAACATATTATTCCCCTATTCCGTCACCCGTCTTATAGTTCTTGTGAGTGACTGTCTCTTTCTTCTCTTCTCCTGCGACACCGAGACTTACTGTAAGCCCACTGTACTTTGAAATGAACTTCTCGTTCTTCTCGGCATACTCTTTTATCTTGTTATCTTTCTTTCTGTTACTCTTTTTAAGAGCCTCTACCTGCTCTTTCAGAGATTCGTTTTCGGCTTTCAGACTCTCGATAGTTTCCTCGGCAACTGCCAGAGCGTCTTCTTCGTCCTCGCCTTCCTCGTCTTCGACTTCATCAGCGACTTCTTCCTCAACACTCTCGTCCTCTTCGGTCTCTACCTCATCTGTCGGCTCTTCCGTAGTTTCTTCCTCTTCTACGGTATCTTCAACACTCTCGGGCATTTCGTTTTCTTCTGCTGTCTCTTCAAGAACAGCGTCTTCCATGCTCTCGGTGTCTTTAACTGTGTCTTCCATTTTGACCCCCTCTAAATCTACGCTTCCACTACTACCTACGTTTCCACACTCGCCAACAATGGCAAAGTCCGCTATGAATATCTCGTCTACAGCAAGCGCACCCCACCAAATCTGGTCTTCATCAGATACTTTCTTCCGTATCTCTTGAGTGCCTTTATCATCAACATGGAGATACATCTCCACGCTGACCCCGACAGGTATCTTCTGTATTCTGAGTGCCTGTACAAGCGGATGTGCTTCGTTGAGCTTTAACTCGACATCAAGTCCTTTTCTGCCTTCCCCATTATCGGCTACCGTGAAGTCATTCTGTCCCCATGTACCAACAATAAACGGGAATGTTGCAAAGTCCTGATGCCCGATATTGATAGTACCTTCGTACTTATCGTTAATATTCATCGGCTCATCGGGGTTCTCAAAATACTCTTCCGCCATATCCCCTGCGAGATACCTTGGTGTGAGCAGTTTGTTCTTCCCCTGTACATACTTCTTGATTGCGCCCTTTTCGATATAGATGTCGAGTTTGCCACTTGCAGTGACGATAGCGCCCTCGTCAAGAAGCCTTACCTTGCCCTCTGAATGCTTGAGTGCGAGTGTACAAAAGCGGTTGTTATCTTCAAGGTCAAGCGCAAGGGAGATTCTTCTGTCGAACTTGTTCTTTGCTTTCTGACGCTTTTTTGTACGAGCGTCACGCTCATCTATCTTATTCATCAGTTATCACCTCTACACACTTCACCTTGAGAAACGGCTTTCTACAATGACAGTTAGGCTTGAACACTTCGTACTCTGCCCCCATTTCGTCAAGCATCTCCTTGAAGTCCATCTTCACATCGGTCTTCGCTGCGAGAACGCTTCTTCGGAACTCGGGGTCATCAGTAGGCATCTCATATGCCATTCCAGGCTCAAGCCTTACGAACTTTGAGATATATCCGCCCCTGTCATTCTTGGTTGTAACCTGTACATTCGTAGGAACTGTAATGGCATCTATCAGTTTGTAGTACTCCATTACTTCTCCTTTTTCTTTGTCTTCTTCTTAGGCTTTTCGGCAGGCTTTTCTTCTGCCTTTTCAGCCTTTTTCTTCATAAGGTCTTCGACCTTTACAGCCTTATGCTTGATCTCGACCTCTTTACCACGCAGATGGTTAATCATCTGCCTATAATCTTTGAATACCTGAACCATTTATTTCACCTCTTACTGCCACGGCATAAACGGGTAATCATCTGGGGAATTTGCATCATATCCATCCCCCGATATGCCAAATTGAAGTTTATAGGTGCTACCGTCATTGTAGGTTTCCATCAGTGCCTTGGCTTCTTCTGTCCCATAGGCGACTACAACATTCATGCCCGATACAAAAGCATCGTTTATCTCCTGCCATGTCCTATCTAAGACGGTACGATTCTGTGCCGAATCATCAGTTGCATGAAGAACCAATCCGCCACCTGATGCAATACCGTCTTCCATGTGATTCAGTTTATCAGCGGTGATGATGTCTCCATTAGCCCATTCCTGTTTTTCATAACTCATGGATTACACCTTCCTTACTCGCATACTGCATAGACTTCTACCTTGGTACACTGTCTTGTTGCTATGCCACTCATCGTTCCACCTGTTAATGATCTGCGTTCCTCAATGGTGTAAAACCTTGGGTCGCCACGGCCTACACCATCTCCGCCCATTAGCACAGCGCCAAAGATTTGATCCACTCTTTCGTTTTCAGATGTATATCCTACGAAGATAAAGTCTATAATCTTTTTGTCACCTATTAAATCATACAGAGACACGGGGTTTTGGCCTGTGCCACCCTCCAAAAATCCAGAACCGCCCATTGAGTAATACCAACGTTCTAATATTAATTCGCCACCACCATCCCATGTGGCGACCTTTATGGTTTCAAGTTCGCCCCCTGCGATACCATCTTCCATATGGTTCAACTTATTGGCAGTGATTACATCACCGTTTGCCCAAGTCTGTTTTTCATATCCCATTCTTCAATACCTCGCTTTAAGCGTTCAAATATGTTTTCTTAATAGTAAATGTGATTGCTTGGGATTCATCGAACGGTATAGCGACAACGGCAATAGATGCGGTATCAGGGCCGCTACTGTTATTTATTACAGCAGGCCCGAAAAGTGTTGCATATATGCCTGTCACTTGCCCCATAGTTCCTCTCATAGTACCGTAGCCACCTACACTTGCGTAGCATGCGTTTCCGTCTTGCCGATGGTAAAAATAGATCGGAGCATACTGCGAAGACTCTACCAAGGTTTTCAGTTCTGCTCTTGAAATACCATCTAATTCATAGGCGCTGTTACTATATGTAATTTCGTAACATGGGAACGCTCCGCCAATCCCATCTTCCATGTGATTCAACTTGTCTGCGGTAATAACTTCGCCCGTAGTCCAAGTCTGCTTTTCATATGACATAATTAGTCTCCTACTATTGCCGTACCTACTACTGCCTGACCAACTAAGTTACTTCCACCCGACTCTGTTTTGCAGAAATCGTCTACTGCATCGGGGATAGGATATACCCTCTTCCTCACTGAATATTCCATTACTGCATGGTAAGGGACGATTACCTCTACCATCCCATCGGTGTCGGATGTTTTCGCATGAATCTGCTCGTGCCTTTTGAGCGCTGCAAGAGCACGCACTCCGTTATTCACAAAATGACCCTGCTCATCAATATCATCAGAAATGCCGAAGTCCATTCCGCCATGCAATGTCATTCCTACACCCGTAACTGCTTTATCCATAATGTCACCCCCTACTTACAGAACGCATCTGATGGCTTCTGCCCGTCATATGGCACTACTTCATAGGAGTAGGTGTCTATCGAATGGTACGGGATGATTAATTCTGCATGACCTATATCTCTGTTATGCACCTGTTCGCACTTTTTCAGTGCTTCCAGAACTTCCGAACCACTGTTATATTTGTTGGTACTAACATAATCTGAAAAAGTGAACAAACCATGTTCCATCTGATGCAGTTTTAGCCTTACTACAACACCCCTTGGTGTCCTATCGTCTGCCATCAAATCACCCCTTATTTGCAGAAGTCATCTTCTGGCGCTGTCTGGTCTGCTGACTCCTCTGTTGTTACTACCGCATAGATAACCGCATGATACGGAATAACATAATTTGTTGGGTCTCCGTCCCCTACAGTGCCTACAGAATCTACAGTTTCCTCTTTGAGAAGCTGTTCCTTTACGTTAGAACCATACCTTACTGCTTTTCCGTCTGTGATGGCATCCGCAAATACTACTGGGTCTGTCCCATCATGATAGAAAACTGTTGTTGTTACGAGAGGCTTCTTATATGCCATTTCTCTTTACCCCCTTATTTGAATATCTCATTAATTGACTCGGACGAGATTTCATCGTCCTCACGGATGAATAACGGCATGATCGCTTTCATGCTGTCCTCATCCAGTTTATTTGTGAACTCAGAATGATACTTCTGATAATCAACCGTTGTTTTGCCGACAAGAATGAACTCGCCCGACTCTCTGTCCTTACTGATTCTGTAAACAGGTATCTCTCTGTCTTCCATCTGCTGAATAATGGCTCTAAAGCCTTTCTGTGTAGCAGCGGACACGAGCCACAGTTCGTTATAGCCTGCGCCCTTGACTCCCTGTATCTTATATCTGTTGTCATACAGGAATGCAGGGTTCATCTGAGATACGAGCGTTCTCGACCTTGCGATAGTGCCGTTCGGATTCAGCGTCCTCTGACCGATATCCGGGGTCGGGTCAATAAGTTCCTCGATAATAAGGTCTCTTGCGTCAGATGGCGCAACTATCTTTGTTCCGTTCTTTACCGCTATCGGCTTTACCCTTTCGGCATTTGCCAATGCGTCTCTTACAATACTCATCTTTTACTCTCCTTTATGATTTCCTCTATCTTGTAGAGAGCGCCGCTTTTTTCACTCCCTACACTTAATTCGACCAACGAGCCATCACTGTTATGTATGTCATACGAAATCATCTGTGCGAAGTCTTTGACAAGCGCCTTAGTCTCCGGCATGTCGATCGAATTGAGCATCGTCATTATCTCGGCTACCTTTGTACGCATCGTCTCCCTGTCAGGAGCACTCGCAGGCTGATATTTGCCGAAATATACCTTATCTATCCCAAGTTTCTCCGATAACAGAGCAGAGAACTGATCTGCGAACTTCTCTCTCAGCGGTACGATGGTGTTCTTCATAGCATTGTCTATGATTCTCTCCATCGATACGTTTCCGCTTACTTTACCAAGTTCGAGCAGTGCAGGCGACATTCCTATTGCCTGTGCTATTATCTCGCCCTCGTTGCTCATCCAATCGAAGAACTCTGTCGCTTTCGTTACCCTTTCGAGATGCGTTATCTCTTTATCAAAGGCATTCGAGAGTAGTATTACCTCGTCAGAAGAACTGTTCTTTATCTCTCTGCCGACTCTCGCTGCCTCTTGCTTCGCTTTCTCAAGACGATTCACTCCTGCCGCTACCGACTGCTTGACTACCATCGAGGTATCGACCTCGTTTACGTCTCCCGACACATATCCGTCTTTCGGTCTTAGGATAAGTCTGCCGGGGCCATCGTATCTGACATCGTAATTCAGCCTTGAATATGCCGCTGCAAGGAGATTTAAGCGTAATTCGTCCGATAATAGCGGTGATTCACCATGAATCTCGTCTGTTTTGTTACGAATATTGACAAATTCGGATTTATCGAGAGGAATGAGTTCCTGACGCTCAAAAACTTCCTCAAAATCCTCTATTGTCATGTAATCGGGAACATCTATACGTATTTCTCCGAGCTGACTCTCGTCTTTTGTGCAGAAATACAGTGCAGGAAAGACGATTCCCGTGTCTTTCGCCACTAATGCGCCATAAGTACCGCATTTTACCTCGTATAAGTCGCCCTGATACCACCGAAGACCCGTTTCACCCTTGAAAGCAGCCCCACCGATGACATCTCTCAGCACATCGAGGTTCGTATTTCCCCTCATATTCTTCCTGAATAGGAAGTTTTTGAGGATTCTGTCCTGTTCAATGCTCCCTGTTGTCAGACCGTCTGAGAAAATGTAGTCTACAAACATGTTTCTGATGTAGTTGATGCCGGGAAGTACCCTCATGAGGTACTCTATCTTCTCAAGACCCGTTGGCTCGGGCATCTTGAATGTCCCTGCATCAGCACATGAGCCACACGAGAGGATATCTTCCATTATCTCCTGCGACTGTCTGACAGATTCATTGATCTTCTTTTGTCTTTTTCTTCTTTTTTTACTCATGCTACAAAGTCAAGGTTCTCCCCAAAGAACACTATCATTGCGTGAATTGCGAGAAGCAGGGCGTCAAGTTCGTCCGGCGACTTGCCGATGCTCGCCTTTATCTCGCTTTTATGTCTTATCTTGATTCTCCCGTTCGATGCCCTGTCTGCAAGGACGAATGGGAGCGTACTTCTTATCTTTTCATACGCATCTACATGAATGTCGAAGATGTCTCGCTCAATAAGGTTCTGTAAGTCAAGGTGCATCTCGGCTCTCATGTTATATGCGTTGGTAGCAGCGTATTCTCTCGCTCTCTCCCTCTCGGTGGTTGGCTTCCATTGGAATCCGATGCCCTTTACAGGAATGTGCTTGTCCTCAAGACCCTGTATCAGCCATACTCCCCAACCCTGGTCTACACATACGAGGGAACATTGGGCTGCTCTCGCTATCCTCGTTACCTCGTTTATGATCTCGTGGTTCGTAACACCGTCTATCCAGTTCGATTTATCGAGTACCTCTATCTCTTCACAGTGGACTCGACCATCCTCGGTGACGGTTACAAGGCTTATACAAAGGTCATCCTTGCCTTTATACGCTGCGTCTACACCAAGAAAACGGTACATGAAGTCTTCATGGTGCTTCTCAAATGTCTTGGGTGTCTCAAACATGGATTCACCTGAGACATCGAGTTCACAGAGGAGATACCGTCTTAAAGTTGACTTGTTATTGGCAAAATCACCGTTTATTACGGCATCTTCCGTGAATCTCTCTTCCTCTACCGCTGTCAGTGCGTCTGACCACAGAACAAATGTCCTTGGCGGTATTTCGTCAGCCGTGAGCCTGTCCCAGAACTCTCCGGGATTATGAGGGTTGCTTATCATCACGAGCTGACATTTCTCACCATCGATCTTGGCAAAGTCTACTCTTCCGACTTCGGCAAGCGTATCTGCCTTTATAAGTGCCGCCTCGTCTATAACGTAGTCTCCGCCTCGACCAATAGCGTTATTCCCTGCCTTATCATTGAACGTGTCTCCAAGCGATATGCCCTCTATCGAGCCACCACTCGCAAAGGAGATGCGTGTCTTTGATAATGACTTGGCAAGCTTCTCTAACTGACTCTTTGACTCAAGTAATGAGTTCTGTATTTCGGAACACGAATGTGGGAGCGCATTCAGTGTATGGCGCATGATGATCTCGGTGGTGTTCTTTCTCCCACCTGCTACGAAGAGGGTATTGCCCTCGAACGCTCGTATTATGTTCACCCTCGCAAGAGTCCACGACTTTCCAATCTGCGAACTCGTACAGATATAGAACCTGTCGAACTCGCCCGAAAGCATAGCCCCTGCAAATAGCGCCTGTGTGAAATAGAGTTCGTCTCCAAACGCTTCCTCTATCTCAGATAATCCTATAAGAGCAAGACGAACGGCATCCGCTGACGATACCGAGAGCCTCTTGAAGTGATGCGGTACTTTACCAAGACCTGCCCACTTCTGGAGTTTTTTCTTCCTCAGAGAGAGTAACTGATATAACTCTCGCTTATCAGTTGCCATCAAAGTCCTCTGGCTTGTATTTCTCCATGAACTTCTCTATGTTGGCTCGCATCTTCTTGCGCTTCTCCTCAAGAGAATCTTCATTGTCGATCTCTTCGTACTTCGTCTTCGCTCCGTAGTCCGGGTGTCTATGCTCTAAGTACCATTCGGCTGCCTGCCTATCTCCCTCTCTGATCTTTGTGCCGATACTCCCTTCCGCTATACGTAACAGCTCGTCTACAAGGTCGTCCCTCTTCTTACGAAGCTTATCGTCTAACGCAAGATGCTTCTCGTACTCCGAAAACGGTACTCCGATCTTCTCGGCAGCTTCCCTGTCTCCTAATCCATGTCTCCACGCATGTATCAGAAGTAGCCTGTACTTCTTCACCCATTTGTCATGCTCTAAGTCAGCCATTTCTTTTACTCTCCCACATACATTTTTCCATATTCTGTTTTCAAGAGGTATCTGCCTACGCTATCTACTAAGCGTCATTCGGCTCTCCCTAAGTAACCTAACCCCTTTAAGACTCCATTTAGACCCCTCAGTGTCTACCCACGTCTCTCCCCTTGTGCTACAACATAATCGTGAATCGCCTCCTAACGAGAATCACTTTTTCATCTGCGCCGCATTCGTGCGGCGTTTTCCATATAAGGAGTCTCTATGAAACCATCTGCACCTTGCAAAAACTGTAAACACCGTTACCTTAACTGCCACTCGTCCTGCCACGACTACCTATCCTTCCGCAAGGCTCTCGACTCCTACAACTCCATCATCAAATCTGAACTTCACAAACAGTCTCAACTTCGTGACCTTGAATGGCTTCAATTCCATAAAAACCACTCAGGCTCTCAGTCTTGACTCCCCTACATTGAAATTTCAACCGTTCGGGCGTTTCTTCACCCCTTTGCATATCCTTCCTCGTTTTTGTATAATTATACATTTTTATGTATATTTATGCACTAAACTACCATGAATCCCCGTGTTTTCACTTTAGTATGCTAAATTTTATGCAGTTTTTTATACATTTAACCCACTTTCCAATATGGGGAAAAATTTTTGCCGTTTTTTATAAGCCTGATCGTGGGTTGAGTTTGTTTTGGTATACCCCCTTTGGAAATTGGAAAATTGGCTATGTGAAGTCATATCGGGGCTGCCTCCCGTGCTCCCGTGCGTTCTTGTACCCCGTGCCGAGTATGCATAGTCATGTATAGAACCGTGAACCGTTGCAATTACAGCATCCTCAGCGGTTAGCACTGACTAACAATCTATTCCGAAAAATATTATTTTGGGAGTAGTTGTGCTCATTCTGCATAATTATACGCTATTCCTGGATGTTTATGCAGTACTGGGGTTCTAATTGCCGTTTTAAAGCGGTTTTATGCATAAATGGTATAAATGGTCAAGGATGCTATGAAAAACGTTCCTACCGCCCATTTCATCGCCCTCTTTTAACTGATGGACTCGCCCATAATCAGAACCGACCAAAACGAGAGTATAAAGCGTTAACAGTTAGTGCTAAATAACAATAGTTAGTAGTACATGTTATTTGTTAGATATAGTTATGAATAGTTAGTGATGTTTAACAGCGACACCCGAACCCCATCGCCCCGCTATGTTTTGCAATAAACCTATTTCACGAATAGGATTATATAATTACCTATTGCATGAATAGGATTATACCAATCCCATCACCTACTACATGACCACTTTTTGTATCAAAATATCCTAATATCGGTTTTAAAGCACTTTTTAGCATGCTCCATCGATTTTTATTGTTTTTAATATAATCATATGCCGACCCCCAAAATAAACGATGAGAACGAAAAACAGCCTGCAACCGTTGATATTTCAACGTTTTTTTCGGTTAACCGTTCCTCCAGATATACATATTATTGTTAACCACATGTATCTCAGGATTTTACAGCCGTTTTGTTCTATATTATATATAATAGGTATGAAAAAAATCATACTAATAACCTAAAAAAATATGTCAAAATCTATTGACAAGGTATTAAATATGTGATACCTTGTATACGATGAATTTTGGGTATGTTCACACCCATATAAAGCGAACAGAAAAGAGGTTAACATCATGACATTAAAGGACATTAGAACGGTGTTATATATCGATGATACTACAACGGTATATATCACTAACAAAAAAGGTTTATATCTTGCAACTATAAAAAAGTGCAATAAAGACACGGCATGCAAGTATGACAACTGTAAAGTGCTATGTGTCGCACCTATGGGTGACGCTATAGAAATATCAATCGATAGAATTAGGAAATAAAGGGGGTGTATATCATGACTAAAAAAGAAATGATGAGTAGAATCCAAAAAGCAATTAACAACTATTGTCTTGATGAGTACAACAAAGCCGTTGACGAGTTTGAAACCGAATGTAGAACTATTAACGGTGTAGACACAAAACAGTTAAGAACATGCAAAGCGACCGTGTTTACTACAACTAACTATTATATCTTGCGTTCGTATAATACAATAGTTGCCGTTATTAACCGTAACACGGACATATTGTATGATGTCTTAAGAATTGTTTACGGTTACACCGCAACAAGTGCGCAACACATAGCAAAATTTAATCATGACTATTGTCAAGGGAAATGGGAATGCACGGGTCGATTGGTTGCAAGATAACACAAGTATATAAAGGGGTAAAATCCAGATTTTACCCCTTTGGGATCATTTTTTTGGAACGGGGTGCAATTATGAAAAATCTAAAATTGAAAAATATCATTCCTATGGTGGCATATAACACTTGTATCGCACTAGAAGACAATAACGGCATGCACATTAAAACCATACATGGACATTATGCCGATAAAGTCAAAGCACTAACCGAGTTTAGCGACTATTACGTAATTATGGCAGTTGGTAGCGACCACTACGAGTTAGTACTTATTCTATCTAAAGAACGCTATTATTAACGGGGGGGGTGATTTAATGATTTATAGAGTATATGACAATTTGAATAAAATCATAATTGCGGACTTTGCCGATTTAAAAAGTGCTACAACTTTTTTAAAACGCGACAATAAAAACTATTGCTATATTATACAAGTTATTTAAAACGGGGTGATTATATGGAAACGTACAATATTAAAGAGTCAACACTTATTCATAAACACGCTTTAATTTATGTATCACGGTATCATAGCACGGCAAAATTTTATCGTAACGTATACAAGACACAAGGCGGACAATATATCATCAGATATAATAATCACATCAGAACCGTGTACATTGATAAATTATATAATAATGTTTGCGGTTGGTTTTTAAATCAAAAATAAGAATTTCTACTAAAAACAATACTTTGATAATTCAAATAGATAAATAAGGAGAGGAGCACAAACAAATGTATAACTATT